TAAATTTAACGGATTCGAAAAGTATTTCATTCAAACAGCGTTGAGACACGCTATTGAAGAAGCAGAAAAAGATGTGTTAGCTGCCGAAGCTGACGGTAAAAGATCTATATATGCACCGGGTTATTTTACTATGGTGGGTAATGAGATCATTGACAAAGTAAATAGTATGACACTTAAAAAATACCAAGACTAATGAGTTATAACGGATATACCGATTACGCTACATGGAGAATAATGAGCGATCTATTTAGTAATATAGAATTTACAGAACCCGTTACTCCTGACGATTTAATAGAAATGGCAACAGAAATAGTGTTTGATAACTATGAGATGAAGCAAGGATCACATTATATAGAAGATTATGCTAGAGTATTTTTAGCATTACCTAACTATAAAGAAATAGCTGACTTAATAAACGAAGAAATAGAATTAACAACTATATAAAATAATTATGAGAAACGAACTTAAACAAGTATTAATGGAACGCGACGGTATGACCGGCGTTGAAGCAACTCAAGAGATCAAAGACATACGATCTAGAGTGTTTGAAGGTGAAAACCCTGAAACAATATTATTCGAAGAGTACCGATTAGAACCTGACTACATTTTTGATATAATATAATTTACAAACTAAACACGAACAACTATTGATAATATAATTGTAACAAACTAAATATAATAACATGAAAACATTACTAGAACGCCTTAGGCCTGAAATTAAATTAAGATTAGAAGCAAACACTTCTCAATACACTAGTACTATTGATAATATCTTTGAAAACCTTTCATCAAAAGTTTTTTATCAAGATCTAACTATGAGTGAAATAAGTACGCTATACACGTTCTCTGACATAACGTTATTGAAAACGTCTATATGGGATCTAAAACACGGCGATAACCTATTTATAACAGAATATGATGACTAAACAAGATATACATAACCGAGCAAGTGATAAAGCTTTCGCTAAAATGTCTATGCTTACATTTGAAATAACCGACAACAAAACATCGTTAATGACCGGCAACTACGGCGGCGATATAACTGAAGAAGAAATGAGAATGATCTTAGATAGTAATAAAGTAGAATTAAAAGTGTGGAATTACATTGCTGAATTAATAGAAAAAAATGAATAAAACTAAATATATAACAGAAGAATTAATCAACGAACGTTTAGAAGCTAAAGGTTTCGGTGATAAACAAACAGAAGACGACGAGGTTGCTAAAACAAACGTATTAAACCATTACGGTGTTGAGCTAACTAGCAACTACCCTAATAGAGCATCATATTATATATATGAAGAAACTACTAAAGACGGTTACTCTGTGTATGTAGCTACCGACGATCCTGACAACATAAGTGTATGTGAAGATATATACTACTATGATAGTGATCTCGCCAATATACTTGAAGAACAAATCAAGTATTCCAACGGTGATGAAGATTACCCTGAGATAATATATGTAGATGATCTTTACCAAGACTTTATTGACGGCGCTATTGAGAATTTATTTATATACTTATCCGAAAAGTTTGAAGAAGAAATTATTGACGAATTAATAGATGAAGGTTATGAGCAACAAGACTAAAGAACAAACAGTACCTAAATGGTTTAAAGGTATGATCTACGATCAAGGTGAAGAAGTTACAAACCCTTTTAGCGGTCAATGCTATACACTTACCGGTATCGAGTTGTCTATGTACGACTTTATTCTCGGGTCGCAATACGTAATGGAAGTTGCACCTAAATCAGTGACACCTAAGCAGGTAACTGACTTTAACAAAGCTTTAAGTTGGTTTCGTAAAAATAATGCTGAAGCATATATGGTGCTACTTGATTAATTTACAAACTAAATACGATCACTAGTTGATAATATAATAAACTAATATACAATGAGCTTACTAACACAAAACTCTAAACTTAAAAAAACATCAAAAGTACTCGGGCTTCGGGTCTTTAACTTTGGTATTCCTGCCTACAAATCGTCAAGTGGGAAACTAACGTGCCCAATGGCTGACGGATGCATAAAATTCTGTTACGCCAAGAAAGGAGCCTACATCTGGAGTAATGTAAAACCGGCGTTTGAAAATCGTTATGAACTTAGCAAGACAGATGATTTTGTCGATGCTATGAATAACGAAATACGTAAGAAGAAACCTGACTACGTGAGAGTCCACGATAGTGGAGATTATTACTCTACTGCATATCTAAAAAAGTGGATCAAGATTGCAAAAGACAATCCTGACGTGCGGTTTTACAGTTACACCAATATGGTTGATATGATGTTAAAAGCCTCATTACCAGATAATTACGATATAATATTTTCTGATTCAGGAAAGCAAAAACATTTAATAGATGAAAGACAACATAGACACACCAAAATATTTTCTAGTCATAGCGATCTTATTTCTGCTGGTTATACTGACGCTTCATCTACTGATCTAATGGCTACTAGATGGTTTAATGAAACAAATAAAGTAGGATTAATATTTCACTAAAATAATAAATTATGCATAAGCAACCGTTAAAAATAACACTAAAGTATTACAACAAAAAAATATCTACTCAAGTAGATCATTCAGATTTAACACTTGAAGAGCTTCATGAGCTATGGCTAGATGTAGTTAGATCTATGGGTTACCACCATAAAACAATAAAAGAATTTTATGAGTAATAATTTACAAACTAAATACGAACAATAAACGATAATATAATAAACAAAAACAAAAACTTATGAACAACAATTTTAAAGCAACTTACGAATTCGACTCAAGTGTAATAGCTTATGCTGAATACAACTATGAAACTCAAAACTTATCAATTGATGTATCTTTAAGTGGTATATACAACTATGCCAATGTACCTTATCATACATTTAGCGGTTTAGTTGAAGCTAGATCTAAAGGTAAATTCTTTAACAAGTTTATTAAGAATAACTTTAAATTCAAAAAATAATATGAATATATTTTATTTATCACACTGCCCTAAAAAAGCAGCACAAGTACAATACAACAAGCATGTAGTCAAAATGATTCTTGAAACTGCACAATTGTTATGTACTGCGCATCACGAACTTGGTACGTCTATTGATATACCTTATAAAGCTACACATAAAAATCATCCGTCAGCTATATGGGTTAGGTCATCTGCCGAAGCATATATGTGGGCATACGAACATATGTTAGCTCTAGGGGCCGAGTATACTAAACGTTATGGCAAAGAACATTTGACTATCGCTAAATGCCGTGAAGTGCTATACACTTTACCTAATGGTATATCTGACGATGCATTTGCTCAACCCCCTCAGTGTATGCCTGATGAATATAAAGCTGAATGTAGCGTTGATGCCTACTGGAATTATTATGAAAACGAAAAGCACACAGTGCGAAATAGTAACGAACAACTAATAACAAGATCATAAATGACTGAAGACCAAATAAATAAGTTAGCTGAGATCATAGCTGTAAAAGTTATGGACAAACTAGTGGCTAAACAACAAGAGTGGGATAAGCAATTTTACGAACAATTTGAAGAAGCTAAAAGTTTTGAACCTCCTCTGAATAAAAAAGCAAAGCTAGAGTTAAAAATAAAAGAACTGAAAGCATTACGAAATTCATATATAATGAATGAAAAATACGAATTATTGTCTGATGTAGAAGCAGATCTAATCAAACTAGAAAAAGAATTATATAACCTGTAAAAAAAAATATTTATTTTTAATAAATATCTAAAAAACCTGAAACCAAAAACCAATTAATAAGCATTGATTACAAAAATGTGACACTAGCTTGTTAATTATAATAGTAAGAAGCTAATGTCGCACTATATAAGAGATACATCGTACTTAAATCGCCATAAAGTAATATATAGGCGTGATCCAATTACGGATAAACCTACAGATATATTTGAGTGGGGATATTATTACGAGCAAGGAACACGAGAGTGCTATACACTGTTTAATTCTAAAGCTAAAATAAACACATATAAAGGGCTTAAATGGCATTTGTATGTATTATGGTACTTGAATCCTCAAATGGATCAAGAAGGTTTTGAAGCGCTTTGTAAGTATATATGTAACAAGAAATGTGGATTTGTTACTTTTACAGTTTCTGATCAGCTATTGCAAAGCATGATATACGATGTGTCTTTAATGGATTTAGAGTTACCTCCTCCTAATAAGCTACGTAAAGTAATATTTAAAGACAATACAGGTCTTGAAATGCGACAAAAGCTTGCTATAGTAGGTACGTTAGTTGGAAGATCTAAAATATCTAATAGTGAAATATACGATGCAATGATTTTGATTAATCACGCTGACGAAAAAATAACTATGACAAAGCTGTCGAATGTTTTAGATTGCTCTACTAGGACTATATATAGAAACATGAACAACGAACTTAAAAAAGAAAAAGAATTATTAAACCAGCAATTATAGAAAATGAAAAAATTATTAATAGGATTAATATTAATAGGTATATTCACTTCGTGTGAAGACACTTACTGGGAGTGTTACACAGAAAGACAAACAGATCTGTACACAGGAAAAACAACATACACAGAAGTTTGTTATGAAGTAAACACTAACTAAAATAACAACAAATATGACACAAGAATTCAACGAATGGATGGCGAAGATAGGCAATATACACTACGCTAATGACAATTTAATGGCAAAAGCATTTAATAGAATAGAAGAACATGAAGAATTATAATATACAAAACTATGTAAGGTACAAAGAAGATTTAAAGACCTCTATACGTAATCTAGGGGGTAAGTTTTATGATGAACATACTAGAGACGAACTAATAATAAGATTTTTACCTTTAGTAGAAAACTTAGCTAGAAAATTTCCAACATCTCAACAAGCTATAGGTGTTATGAGTATTAATGATTTAATACAAGAAGGCAACTTAGGTTTAATAAAAGCTGTGGATAAACTAAACTGGGAAATGTTAAATGAATCACCTGATATAGAAAAAACTTTAAAATCTTTCTTTAGCAAAAGAATTAAAGGCGCTATAAGAAGAGCAATAGACATCAATAGAGGTAATATAAAAATCCCTGAGAACAAACTAATACAAATCAGAAAAAACCCAGATGATGATAAAATGGTAGCTCTATTTTTTAATAGTATATTTTTAAGTTATGATATACCTGTCAATGAGAGCGATGATAATTTTGCTTTCAAAATAGCAGATGAATCTGAAGATTATAATATAGGAATGTTAAACACTTATCTATTAAGTTTAATGAAACAACACTTAACTACCAAGCAGTACAACGTGTTAAGGCTTTCTTATGGATTAGATTGCGATAAGTTATCAGCAAAAGACGTGGCGGCCTATATAGGGCTAACAGTTCCTTCTGCTGCAACAAGGATCGTTCAGATTAAAAAAGAAGCAATTGATCACTTAATAGCAAACACCGATCCCACCCAAGTGATTGATTATCTTTAGTTTATATTAAAAATACGTAATTATATTAATAACAACAAACCATAAACCAATGACCTTAAATGACAAACTGGCTACTATCCAGACAAAGTTTAAATCGAAAAAAAGTAGATTTAATTCATTCGGCAAATACAACTTCAGATCAGCCGAAGACATACTAGAAGCAACAAAACCCTATCTATTAGAGCTAGGAGTATCAGTAACAATTAGTGAGAGATTATTAGAGTCTAATCAAGACTTTCCTATTCTAGAATCTAAGGCTACTGTATCAGACGGCAAAAATGCTATACACGCAACATCTATTGTCGGAATTGACTTAGTTCAAAAAGGTATGCAAATGCCTCAAAAATTCGGTAGCGCTTCTAGTTACGGAAAAAAGTATGCACTTGGAAATTTATTTCTAATTGACGACACTCAAGATGCTGATCACGGTAAAGCTGAAAAGGCTAAGCCTAAGTTAGAAGGCCAAGCTCTAGAAAAAGCTAAAGCTTTCCTAAAAGCAGGGGGAAGTTTAGACGCTATTAAAGGTAAATATGAAATACCTGCTGCAACTTTAAAGACCTTATGACAAGTAAAGAAAAAAAAGAAATCTTAAAAAGATTAGAAAGTGATGAAGATTATTATGGCGATTTTGGAAAACAGTACTTAAGCAATTCAGACATAAGATCCTTACTAAGAGATCCACTTAGTTTTAAAAAACCTATAGTTGGAAATCCAAACTTAATAAAAGGAGGTTATTTTCACACGCTAGTTCTTGAGCCAGACAAGTTAGAGCGATACAAAATAATAGAAGCCGCTACTAGAAACTCTAAGGTTTATAAAGAACTATCTGGCGGTGAAATGTGTTTGTTACAAAAAGAAGCAGATGAACTGCAGTTGTTGCGTGACAAACTGATGGCTAACAAAGTATGCCAGGAATTAATACAAGACATTGACGTTGAGTATGAAGTACCTGGAGTATTAGAGTTAAGTGGAGAGTGGTGGAAATTGAAAGGCGATATTAAGAACAACACACAGCAATTAATAGTTGATCTTAAAACAACCTCTAATTTAGATAAATTCTCTTATAGTGCAAAAGAATATAACTATGACAGTCAAGCATACATTTATTCCACATATTTTAATATGGATATGGTTTTTGTAGCAATAGATAAAATGACTGGTAATATAGGAATATTTGATTGCTCTGCTCAGTTTCTAGAAAGAGGCAAAGACAAAGTTGAACAAGCTATAGAGCAATACAGATTGTTTTATAAAAACAAAGACTTTGATCCGGCTCAATACCTAGTAACAAAAACTCTGTAATTATTTGCAGACTAAATACGAATAACAATCGATAATATTAATAACAATTAAATCAAATTAAATTATGAGAAAATCAACAAAAAGAACGTGTAGTGTAACAGGATTAAAAACAAGCCCTGAAAATTTCTACACAAACCAAACACATGTTAAAGCTGTAGACAATTTAAGAAGAACTACAGGTGCAACAAAACAACAATTAACAAGAATGTTTAACCAATTAACAGCGTACTAATTATGGCATCAATTATCAAAGCAAACATCAATCTAAACGAGATCCCTAAGGATAAAATATACAAAGGGAAAAAAGGATCTTACTTACCAATCACAATCACAATTAATGATGAGGTTGATAACTATGGTAATCAAGGTCCAGTAGTAGTAGAACAAACAAAAGAAGAGCGTGAAGCTAAAGTTGCTAAAGTCTATTTAGGAAACATTAAAGTAGTATGGACAAATGGAGATAATGTAGCAGCGGCTCCTAGAGAAGGGCAACCTCAGCAAGCGGCTCAGTCAATCGCGCCTCAAGCAGATGATTTACCATTCTAGTGATCAATGTGAAATGTGTGGTGAAGTCATGACTAAGTGTGACTTTGATTATTGTGATATATGTCCCGAGTGCTTAGACGGAGAATAATTAAATTAAATTAAATTAAATGCAGACAACAGAGATCAATGGATTTGTGATTGAAGAATTCAATGTGCATAGCCTTGAAGAAGGGAAAAAGCAGGGTACATGCCCTGTTTGTTCTCATACAAGGAAACCCAAAAATCAAAAAGCAAAATGCGCTTCTTATGATTGGGAACGGGGTCTCGGTACTTGTCACAATTGTAATACTAGTTTTCAACTACATACTTATAAGCGTAAAGGTAAAGCTGAAAAAGTATATGTGAAACCTGAACCTGTTGCTATACAAGCTCCTGGTTCTAAAGTTGAAGAATGGTTTAAAACAAGAGGTATTTCCAAACAGACTCTCAGTGATTTAAAAGTTACTGAGGGTCCTGAATGGATGCCACAGACCGGTAAAACCGAGAATGTAATAAAGTTCAACTATTTTATGGGCGGTGAATTAACTAATGTTAAATACCGAGACGGAAGAAAGAACTTTAAATTATTTAAAGGTGCTGAGAAAGTATTTTATAATATAGATAGCACAGTTGGTTTTGAATATTGTGTTATCGTTGAAGGAGAAATGGATGTGCTTGCACTACACGAAGCTGGAATAACAAATGCAATATCAGTACCAAATGGAGCGACGCTTAACTCTAACAATCTAGATTACTTAGATAGTTGCATCGATTACTTTGAAGATAAAGAAAAGATTATACTAGCTGTTGATTCAGATGAAGCAGGCCAAGCGTTACAAACAGAACTAATAAGAAGACTAGGATCTGAAGTTTGTTTTTTAACAACCTTTAAAGATTGTAAAGATGCAAATGAATACTTACAAAAATATGGAGCAGATAAACTTACAGAAAGAATTACAGGAGCAAAACCGGTACCGCTCGAAAATGTTACTACTTTCAGAGACATCGAAGATGAGATTACGGATTTTGTTCGTAATGGCTTTAAAAAAGGATTTCAAGTTGGGCTTAGTAATTTTGATGAAATATTTTCAACTTATACCGGTCAATTTATTACTGTCACTGGTATACCTTCTTCCGGTAAAAGTGATTTTGTCGATCAAATGGTTGTCGGCTATAATGCGAACTATGGTTGGAAAACAGCTTTTGCTTCGCCAGAAAATGTACCAACGTATCTTCATGCTCATAAGTTAATGCGTAAGACTTGGCAAGGTATGCCAACGAAAGAAGATATTGGTGGCGATAGATGGAATCAAATAGCGGATCATTGTAATAGTAATTACTTTCACATTGATATGGAACGTTATACTTTAGAATCTGTATTAAAGAAAGCGGCAGAGTTAGTTAAACGTAAAGGTATTAAATGCCTAGTTATTGATCCATTTAATAAAGTTAGAGACGTAGATTGTAAGACTGAAGATGTTAATAGATATACTATGGAGTACTTAAGCAAGATTGAAATCTTTGCTAAGAAGTATGATGTATTAGTGTTTATTGTTGCTCACCCAACTAAAATGTATAAAGACAAAGACGGTAAGATTGAAGAACCAACTATGTATAACATTAAAGGTGGTGGTGAATGGTACGATGCTTCTTATCACGGGTTATTAGTTCATAGAGATTATGAAAATAAAACTGTTAAGTGTAAAGTACTTAAAGTTAAGTTTCAAAACTTAGGTGAAAATGGAGCTGAAGCTCATTTTAAATGGGAGCCAAAGTCTGGTTGCTTTTTACCTCATGAGCCTGTTAACTTAGATGGAGAGCCAATGCCTTGGGAAACATAGATGGGAGTAAAAAAGAAACGTTGTGATATGGGTAAAGTTCCATTTAATGAAAGTCTTTGGGAAGCTTATCGTTGGTGTATTAGAAACAATATAAAAATAGGACCAAAATCACATAATGATACAGCTTGGTATATAACTATTGAAACCAACGAAAAAGTCAACACCACCCCTATTACTTATGGCAAAACAGAAATATGGACAAAAATATTTGAATACGCAAAATACTATTATGATAAACATAGAAAATGAATACAAAGAACTCATTGACGAGATTCTCAGAAGAGGATTGGATAAAGCAGATAGAACAGGAACTGGGACGAAGTCTGTCTTTGGCAGAACGATTAGACACGATATGTCTTTGGGGTTCCCTATTCTTACAGGAAAAAAGATAAGCTTTAATGCCGCGAGAACTGAATTGCTTTGGATATTACAAGGTAGAACTGATTTAAAATACTTAGAAGATAATGGCGTTAAGTATTGGCGACCAGATTATGAACGTTCGGGTAGAACTGATGAAACACTAGGTCCTGTGTATGGAAAACAATGGCGCGATTTTAACGGCGTAGATCAGCTTAAAAATCTTGTGTATAGCATCAATACTAATCCAGACTCTAGACGTCTTATAGTTAGTGCGTGGGCTCCACATGAGGTGAAAGATATGGCTTTGCCTCCTTGTCATTACGCTTTTCAAGTTTATATTAACAACGGTGTTATAGATTTAATGTGGCAACAACGTTCGGCTGATGTATTTTTAGGTTTACCTTACGATATTACAATGTATGGTTTACTACTAGAAATGTTAGCTAAAGGTGCTGGTTTAAAAGCCGGTCAATTAATAGGTCAGTTAGGTGATTGTCATTTGTATAATAACCATTTAGATCAAGCTAAACTATATTTTGATAGACCAAAGCGAGCTTTGCCTAATGTAACATTAGAAGAAGGCGTTAGAGTATCTAAAAAGATGGACGCCTATGGTAAGTTAATAATTCCAGAAAAAAGTGAAATTAAATTAAATAACTACAATCCTTTACCTGCTATAAAAGCGGAACTAAGTGTTGGTAAATAAAAATAAATATGTATACAATCTACCACATTCCTGGTAAGAAAATTGGTGTTACACGTAATATTAATAAAAGAGTTACGGAGCAACAAGGCTATGCACCAGACGAATACGAGGTTCTACTTACTAGCGATGACATTAATTATGTGTCTGACATGGAAATAGAACTTCAAAAGTCTTACGGCTATAAAGTCGACAGACAATCTTATAAAAATTTAATTAATAAAAACAATAAAATGAAAATTAACGCTACAGAGCAGACCTCAACATTTCCGTGTCCATTAAATAAGCTGAAAGGCAGATTAATGGACAATTTAGACTTAAGCTGGGAAACATCACACGGTAATTTTAAAATTACTAAAAAAACTATACAGTGGATATTGTCTAACGCTAGAACGTCTATGTACGATGCTAACCGATGTTATGTATATAACAAAGCTTTTGCTAATTCATTTTCTGATTTACCAGCTGATGCAGCATCTAGATTTGAATTAATAAGACAGTGGGCTCACGTTAGAGGTATATATGACAAAGGTGATTCTAATACTCAATATGTTAAACTAATGGAAGAAGCTGGAGAACTAGCTAAAGCATTACTTAATAAAGATAAACCAGAAGTTATCGATGCTATTGGTGATATGATAGTTGTATTAACAAACTTAGCTGCTTTAGAAAATCTTAATGTAGAAGACTGTATTGATTCAGCTTACAAAGTAATAGCACAGCGTAAAGGTAAAATGATTAACGGAACGTTTGTAAAACAAACATTATAATGTGCATAAAAACACACGTTAAATACAAAAACCGTGTATAACGCATATAAAAACGTACATAAACCTAATAAACGCATAAATTAATATACAAATCATAATGAAGAAAAAACAAATAGAATTTAGAGACCCGGTTGTTGAACGTGTTGTTGACAAGTTTGTATCAAGATCTGATGTAGGCTTTGCTAAGTATGGCGTAACACTTCAAGACGATCCATCAAGAATGTTTGAGTGGCTTAATCATTTACAAGAAGAGCTTATGGATGCTGTATTATACTTACAAAAAGCTAAAGAAACTTATACAGACGACATGCAAGATAAAATGATAGAAGATATGGATCCTTATAAGATTTCAAACTATGTAAAAATGTCAGAAAGAGATATTGAAGTTATTGCAGAAGAAATTAAAAGCCCAGGTAATCCTGCTAAAGCTTTGGTAGATGCTACTGAAGAGTATAAAGAAATACTAAAGTAAATGAAAAAACAATTTAAAAGAAGAAGCGGCAAGCGCGGACCAGTGAGAGCGAAGAAGGTATCATATGATGGTATCGACTTTGCTTCCGGGCTGGAAAAGTATATGTATATAGCTTTAAGAAAAGCTAAAATAAAAACCAAGTACGAAGGAGAAACTTTTGTTCTGCTATCTGGTTTCCATTTTGAAAACGAAGTTTATGAAAGACAAGCTAATGGTAAAGGTGATTACAAAAATAGAGGTTGTAAAAGAATACTACCTATTAAATATACACCCGATTTTATTGGTGATGATTTCATAATTGAAACTAAAGGTAGAGCAAATGAATCATTTCCGATGCGATGGAAAATGTTTAAGTTATTAGTATCTAAACAATTCCCTGGACACACGTTATACAAACCTCAAAACCAAAAAGAATGCGACGAAACGGTACGGTTAATCCTAGAGAAGCAAAAAGGATAGCTAAACAAAAATACGCTGAGCGGCAGATTGATAAGTTTGTTAAATGGAGTTGGGAAATTAAAGGTAAAGTTAAATACAAAGATATAAAAGAACTACAAACTAAATACGATATACAGTGTTATGGACAAACAAGATGACAGTAAAAAAGCATGGGCAATAGAAATCGGTATGTATCCCGGTATATTGTTCGGTGTTAGGACCTATAAGCAAGAAGATAGAAATATCCATGTGCTTTACTTACCATTTATAGATATAGCTTTTTATATTTATGGATGACGAAGTTAGAATGAAGTTTGAGGTAATAAATTTATTTTTAGATAATGTACTATCAGAAATAAAACAAGTGTCCTTAAAGACTTCTAAAAAAGATATGGTAGCTTATATAAGCGCCTGGGAAAATGAATTATCAACTATTAAATTTATGATACAGTAATATGGGATTATTCGATGAAAGAATAGCATATAAACCTTTTGAGTACCCTGAGTACTACACAGAAGGCTGGTTAAAACAAGCTCAAGCATTTTGGTTACACACAGAAATCTCAATGCAAGGCGATATTAAAGATTGGAAAGAAAAATTAGATGAAAAAGAAAAAAACCTTGTTGGGAACATACTTCTTGGATTCGCGCAAACCGAATGTGCCGTTTCAGATTACTGGACCCAGAACGTCGTATCGTGGTTTCCTAAACACGAAATACAGCAAATGGCAATGATGTTTGGTTCGCAAGAAACAATACATGCAGTTGCATATAGTTATTTAAACGAAACATTAAAACTAGAAGATTATGAGGCGTTTTTACATGAGCCTGCTACAGCGGAAAGATTTGATAATCTTGTATCTTATACTGGCAACAGTAGAACTGGTATCGCTAAGTCTCTTGCTGTTTTTTCTGCATTTGCCGAAGGGGTTTCTTTATATTCTGCTTTTGCGGTACTTTATTCTTTTCAGCTTAGAAACCTGCTTAAAGGTATTGGGCAACAAATGAAGTGGTCAGTAAGAGATGAATCTTTACACAGCAAAATGGGTTGTCAATTATTTCGTCATATGTGCGAAGAAGATGATCAACTACTGCATTTATGTCGAGAAGATATAATAAAAGCTGCAGAAACAATGGTTTCCTTAGAAACAAATTATATTAACAAAATGTTTGAGATGGGTGATATAGAAGGAATATCAGCTAACGATCTAAAGCATTTTATAAAAAAGAGAACAAATGAAAAACTTGTGGAACTCGGTTACGTCGACCTTGGAAATTATTTCGCTTATGACGAGAAGGCAGCGGCTAATCTTGATTGGTTCTATCATCTTACCGGCGGGGTCACTCATACTGATTTTTTCGCACTTAGGCCAACGGATTATTCGAAAGCTAGCGAGGGAGAGAACTTTGAGGACATTTGGTGATTTAGATATAACACAAAAAGAAATAGAAAAACAATTATATGAACGGACAGAAACAGAGTAGAGTAGATAATTTAGAAAAACGTATGGCTGCAACAACCAATGTTATTCAGCAAATGATAAATGAATTATCTTATTTAAAAGATCTATCAATAGGTACATTAGAAACAATTAAAAATATGGAAGGCTATGAGCAAGCTATCGAAAAACTTAAAGAAAAAGTGGTTGCAGAATCTGGTAAGGCAGAAGAAGCTGACACCAGTGGAAAGACTTTCGAGTAGACTAGGATACATGGGGACTTCATTTATGATGATGAGTCCTCATTTACTACCCGATAAAATAGGTATGATTACATATGTAATAGCAGGTGTAATATCAATACCCCAAGTGTTTGTGGCTAAGCAATGGAATTTAGTCGCAGTTAATTTAAACGTAGCAATAGCTTACATAATACTATATTTAACGTAAATGAGTTGGAATGAAAATTGGATTAAAGGAGAAGATTACCCTACGTGGGGTGATACAGACGTATACAAGAAGACAATATCCGGGGGATATTTATATAACGGAGAGACGCCTAAAGAAGCATACTATAGGGTCGCTAATGCAGTTGCTAGGCGGTTGGATAAACCAGAAATGGCCGAAACGTTTTTTAATTATATTTGGAACGGTTGGCTATGTCTTGCTAGTCCGGTTCTTAGTAACACAGGGACCGATCGTGGCTTACCTATTAGCTGCTTCGGTATTGATGTCGCTGATAGCATACAAGATATCGGTCAAAAAAATCTAGAAATGATGCTACTCGCTAAGCACGGAGGTGGAGTGGGTATCGGAATAAATCAAATTAGACCCGCTGGCGCTAAAATTACAGGTAATGGAACATCAGACGGAGTTGTCCCTTTTTGCAAAATCTATGATAGCACAATACTCGCGACTAATCAAGGATCAGTCAGACGAGGAGCTGCATCGGTTAACATCAACATTGAACACGATGACTTTGAAGAGTGGCTTGAAATTAGAGAACCTAAAGGAGATGTCAACAGACAATCGCTTAATCTACATCAGTGTGCAGTTGTGGGTGATAAGTTTATGCGACGCCTTGAACAAGGAGATAAGAATGCTCGATCTAGATGGAGTAAACTTCTTAGAAAACGAAAAGCAACTGGAGAACCGTATATTATGTTTAAAGGGAATGTTAACAAGGCAAATCCAAAAGCATATAAAGAAAACGGATTAAAAGTACATATGACTAATATATGTAGCGAAATAGCATTACACACCGATGAGACACACAGTTTTGTATGTTGTTTATCATCATTAAATTTAGCAAAGTATGAAGAATGGAAAGACACTAACCTTATATATGACTCTATTTACTTTCTTGACGGAGTTATGGAAGAATTTATTCAGAGAGCAAAAGGTTTACGGGGATTTGAGAATAGTATTAGGTCCGCGCAAAAAGGACGGGCTTTGGGTCTGGGAGTCCTCGGATGGCATACGTATCTCCAAGACAGAGGTATTTCTTTCGAAGGTTTACTTTCTCAGTTTGCGACTAGGAAAATATTTTCGCAAATTAAAATTGAGAGTGAAAGGGCTTCTATGGCTCTTGCTGAAGATTATGGTGAGCCTTTGTGGTGTGCTGGTACTGGTATGCGTAATACTCACTTGCGTGCTGTTGCTCCCACTGTATCTAATAGTAAGCTTAGTGGGAATGTTTCACCAGGAATAGAACCTTGGGCAGCTAACGTGTTTACAGAGCAAGGGGCTAATGGTACTTTTATTAGGAAAAATCCTACATTAGAAAAAGCTCTTGAAGATATAAATCTTAATACTTCTAAAATATGGAATAAGATATTAGAAGATGGTGGATCTATACAAGGTATTGATGAACTTGAAAATGTACTAATTGGAGATCACGATGTGCTTATTAAAGACGTTTTTAAAACGTTTAAGGAGATCAATCAGCTAGAGTTAGTTAATCAAGCTGGAATACGTCAACAGTACATAGATCAAGCCGTAAGCTTAAACCTAGCTTTTCCATCCGAAGCCACTCCAAAGTGGTTGAACAAAGTTCATTTCGATGCTTGGAAAAAAGGTGTTAAAACTTTATATTACACTAGAACTGAAAGTGTTTTACGTGGAGACATTGCAGCTAACGCTATGAATGAAGATTGTTTAGCTTGTGATGGCTAATATGCTATACATATAATTAAAAACGCCAGTAAAATTAATTACTGGCGTTTTTTTATTTTTAATACTTAGTAACTCTACCTTTAGTATTTTTTTCTTTTTGCGCTTTAGCTTTAGAAGCTGGTGTAACTTCGCTCCAGGTTTTCGGAGTTTTGCTACTTACTCTTCTTGTAGGTCTAAAAGTATTTTCCCCTCCGCTATAATCTTTCTTACCGCTAGGTGTTTCCCATTTTTCTTTAAACCAGCGATTTAAGTTTGTAAATGGAGTATTATTTTTATAAGCCATATTATTTAGATTTATTTCCCCAATTAGCAGCACCAATTTTTCTACATTTAACTAAAGCTCCACTAGCGTATGCTGAAGGCCATTTCTTATATCTACTTTTTACTTTTGAGTAGCAAGCGTCTTTTTTCTTTGTAGGCGCATCTTCCGATCCTATTTTGTATCCGTTGTTGCCTTTTACACCTAATCCCTGGGGTCCTGTTCCTTTTGTTCTCATATTTTTATTTTTTAGTATGTCCAAATTACGTTTTGAGATTTATCTAGGTCGGAATCAACATGGATAAAGCTATCCGCTATTCCTATACGGCTGAATCCTACTGCTAATAAAGCGTCCACTATTAAAAAACGTGTTCTACTGTCTTTTGCACTAATATCTACCGCTAACCCTTTTATATGACTTGATGAAGGATTTTTAATTGATAAAGGGTGTTCTGGACTTCTGTAAGCAGAGTTAATAATAAAAGGTATATTAGCGTATTCTCTTGCTTCGTCTAATTTAGCAAGAAAATCTACATTCATATTCTCTTCTTTGTCTTTAAAATATTTACTCATCTTCTTCGTCTTTTATTCTAGACCACTTAGTTACGGTGTAGCCTATAGTAACTATTAATAATATTATTTTTAGCCAATCTTCTATTTGTGAAAAATTAACTACACTGACCGCGCTGCCGTTTATAATGTAAAGTCTTAATCCACTTGCATTCATATTATTCCCCTCTTTTGAATTTTCTTTTTTTAACCGGTCGTTTCCAGCTACTTGTTACTCCAAATTTACTTTTCTTACCTTTAGTTTTAGATGTTTCTACTAATCCTAAATCCCATTTACTATAACCCAAAGTAAGAGCCACAGATTGCCAAAATTTAGTATCATTATCAACAGCTGTCCTTAAGTTGTCCGCTTTTTTAATAGCTCTATCTAAAGGTATATTTGTCAATGCAGAAACAACTTGTCCTCCTGCATATATAGCTGGATTATCTAAATCGAATCCCACCATCTTTTCTCTTGTGGTTTTAAAGCTAAAAGCCCTACCTGCACTCATAAGTTTTCTAATCTTTGAAGATATAGGTGGTGATAAATCTAAAGATCTAATAGCTGCTTGAGTAAAATCTGGTTTAGGTTTTTTAGACTGCTTATCTATTTCTAAGTATATGTTTTTACCTGTAGATACAATTGCTCCATAAACCCCAACTCCTCTAAGAATACTGTCAAGCATTGAATTAGCTATTCTTATTTCTTTTTTGTCAAGCTCTTCTTCATCGTCGTCAAACAAGGCTGAAAATAAAGCTGTTTGTAGAGCGGAGAATATTATGTTTTGTACAAACATATAATAAGCTATCTTTGATATATTAGTTCTTTTATCTCCACGTCCGTTTTTAAGATCCAAGAAAGCTTTTTTAGTTAATCTCATATATTGCATAGGAGTATTCGCAAATGCTAATATAATACGGCCTAATGGACTAGCTTGTTGTTGAGATATTCTATCTGGTCTTGAAGACTGTTGTGTCTCTTCTGCTATTTCTTGAAAATCTAAGAACGCTTTATCCATAGCTTCTGCTTCTGTCATGCCTTCTTTCTTAAGAGCGTTGATCCTGTTCCTTATAAATGAAGCCCCACCCATTGCAATAGCGAAACTATCTGCCATTTGCGTAGGTAAGAATCCCATTTTTAATAACGAAGCTAAAACTGCTTTTGCTTTATTAGTAGAGGTTTCAGCTGCACTTGCAATATCATCAGCATTGACATCGGTTTTTAATCCGGATCTCCTTTGTTTTAAGAAATCTGAATTAAACAGCATTGCAAAATCAGCCCAAAATTGTTTTTGATTTGCAAAAGCCATTGCTGCTTTAGCTGGATTGTTGTCTCCCCAATTAATAAAGTTAGCTATAGACAATGTCTGAAGTAGCGCTGATCTAGTGTTAAAGAACATGATAGTTCCTACGGAATCATTTACCCAATTCATAAACTTATTAGTAAGCTTGTTAGCTCCAGAAGGCCTGTTTCTACCAGTCTTCATTCGGTATAACATATCTTGTAAGGCTTCAACATAATTATCGCCGTAAGCAGCTCTAAGTTTGTTTAAATTTTGCTCTGAAAATATTAAATCAGCATTAGCTTGCCATTCTTTAAGAAACTCTGCTCTTTTAGCAGTGTTAACCATATTTATAGCGTCTGTAGTTATGCTACCTGCAAGCCATTCTTTATTAGGTTCTGGATAACCTTGCAAAGCAATATCAACTTCCTCTGCAAATCTTTTTAAAGCAGGGTTGTCATTAACTATTTTTATTAACTCCTTTTGATCAGTAGCGGTTAATCCATCTATGTCATGACCGTTTTTAACCCATAAATATACTCTAACAGCTTGTTCATTCGTAAAACCTGTTTCATTAATTTTAGATAAACCTGAAGGTATATTTTTTATATCTTTCTTTAGTTTAGCTACAATTTTAGTTGCTCTTTGCTTATAAGCTTCAAAGTCTCTAATGCCTTTAGCAAAAGGATCAAAAAGTTTTTCTTTAAACCAAGCCGCATCAAGATTTCCTTGTTCTTTTTTACCTAATAATCTATATAGTAGTCCAGCAAAATCATCAGCTGAAGGTGGAATAAAGAATTTGAATCTACCTTTATTTCTACCTCTTACTTTACCTTTAGCTTTAGAAAATCTTTTATAGGTTTCAATACCGGTAGCTCCTTCGATCATGTCGTTAAACACTTCGTTCATTCCTTTAGAAAACTGAATATCAGATTCTTGAATTACAGACTTATCAAACACTACTATATTGGTAGTGTCTTTGCCTGTTTTCAAATCAGTATCAGTAAACCTAGAGGCTTTTATACCTTTCTTTTTAAGAGCTTTAGTTAATCTACTTAAATCTTTTTTAGAAAATGATTCTTGTTCAAATCTAGGGTCAATTAACTCATATAAATTAAGTTCATCTACTTTATAACCTTTTGTTTTAGGCTGAATACCCAGCTTTTCTATTACTTCAAATACTTTTTCTTCTGAAACAACGTTTTCTGCTTTTATCACAAAGTTTTTAACTTCTCCGTAATTACCTTTAGCATATTCTGCAGCTTGAGCTTTATCTTCTGAAAAATAAACTATACCATTTATGTCACCTGTTTTTTGTATATTTCCGCCGTGGTAAACATCAACGCTAAGTCTTTCGCTCTTAGACGCTTGTATAGTCACAATTTCTAAATTTTTATCTTTAGATAATTCTTTTTTATAAAATTCATAAGTAACTGATTTGCTACCTACTTTAGTTTTTTGCTTTTTGTTTTTTGTATTAGCTAAATCTACAGGTATTAAAGAAGAATCTACTTCAAATGATATAGGGCCTTTTCCTAATACTTGAACAAGTATAATAGGGAGAACGAACTTCATTGAATCATTGTGTTCAAAATAGTAATCAGTAACTTTGTTTTTGTTATATATTATACTAGATATAAAAGATAAAGATCTCCACCCGTTAACGGTATTATTTGTAGCTAATAACATATTAACAACAGATGCTTTAACTTGTTTTTTGTTTTTCGATGCTTTGACAAAATCTCTTAAAAGACTTATATATAGCTCAGCTATTTTTGTGTTAAGCGTATTGTTTTTACCTAAGTGGTTTAGCACTTCTTGAGCTAATGAGGCCTCAATAACTATATTTTTATTTAATTGTGCTTTAGCTGCAGCAATTCTACCTGAGTGAAGGTTAGGTGTTAGCCTTCCTAGATCTGCTTCTTCAATTAATTTATTTACTTCTTCTATAAGGCTTTTTGTAGTATCAGAGTATTCGGATACGGTGCCCTTGGAATCAAGAAGTTTATTTCTAAAAGAAGCTTTCCCTCTTTCGAATAAATCGTTAAGCCGCTTTTTATCTATTATCGTTTCTCCTTCTTCATTAACTGCTTTCTTGTAATCATATTTATAAAAATCGTAATAAGACCCATCTTCTCTATATACAAAACCAAGTATAGACGCTGCTAATGTTCTAAATTTTGTTATAGAAGGAGGTAGAAATCTCATAAATTCTTCTCTTGTTTCGTAGTATTTTTCTAACCTATCTATATAAAACTTTTGTTTACCTTGACTAGAGTCTTTTAATAAAGTAGTACCAGCATTAAGGCCAGCTAAAGAAAGTAATTCATTAGTTACATTTGGAGCATTAGAATCTATTTCTTTACTAAATTGTATAACGTCAAAACTTCTTTCTTCTCCTTTGTATCTATCTAACTTTGATTCAAGGTTTGCTAACTGAGTTTCTAAAACTATGTTTTCTATAGCGTCTATAGATTCCGCTGGAGCAAGCTCTTGTATTGATTTTAATTCAATCAAATTTTCAGGAGTAGCGTAATCAGCAACAACTTCTTTTGCTACAGGTCTAAGTATTTCCCTAAACAACTGTTTTTGTCTAGCTAAAAGCGTTCCATATTTACCATCTAAAAAGTATTGTAAAAAAGCTTTTGGGGTTGTAGGCTCTACCTTGAATATAGGATTACCTTCTGCTGTTTTTTCTCTACCTATTTTAGTTACTTTGAATAATTTGCTATAGTTACTTTTAAGAGTCTTAATAGGCAAAGCTTTAGTAATTATATCAAAAGTATTTTTATCGTTTAAAAAGTCTATGTATGGACCTGGTATACGGGTTTTCTGCTCTCCAGTAATCTTGTCTTTTGTTTGACCAACAGCACCTAACTTTTTACTTAATTTTTTGAACAATGTTTTTTCAACGTAGTCTTCAATCCAAGACACTAAAGTTTCGTATGATTTACCTTTTATTTTTTGAGTAACTTTACGAGCTTCTGACAATGCTCCTTTTTGCGTTCTTACTCTTATCTCTTTTTCTAACTCTTGGGATATATCTTCGATTAAAGCATCGTCAACAACTTCTAATTGATCAAAAGTAGCTTGGCCTCTTTCTACAGCGCCACTTCTATCAACACTTACTTCATCTTCTGTAGCAACAACACCCTTAGCAGCATCTCCTTCTATATCCGACGTGAATTCTTTGCTAGCATCCTTAAACATTAATGATTGCCTAGTCTGAACTATTTTCTTTACGTAACCAGCTAAGTCTTTGTTTTTAGCAGGATTAAATGTACGTATAGCATTACTTACCTCAGCTCTTAATATAGACAAAGCGTCTTGAAATTCTAAAGCTTCAGGGCTTGCTTGTTTAAATTTTTGTTGTACAATAGTATTAATATAACCTTCAAATAAAGGTATTAATTTTCTTTCTAAAGAAGACGGTAGAGGTTTATTAGCTTTATACTCAGGTCTATCAACGCCTTCCATGTCTTCGTTGTAAGTAGACATTATTTTTTTAGATATAGGATCTCTAGGGCCTAAGTCTGTGGTTCTTGTTGGTTTTTCAGGTCTTGCAACTTTTGCTTTAGGCTTAACTTCTTTTTTAACAACAGGTTCAGTAACCGGTTTTGGCGCTTTAGCCGCTTCTTCCGCTTCTTCTAATGCAATCTCCGCTTTTTCTAAGTTATCAAGATAGCTAGGGTCGTTTGGATCAGCGTCTTCTGCTGCTTGTAGATTAGCTTCTGCTTGTTCTACGGAAATAGAAAATTGTGTTTGCCCTAGCAGCTTAGCTTTAGCTACGGTAGTTTTCTTTTTTGTTTCTGCTTCTTTAATAGCAGATATAGCCTTGTCGCTTAATTTACCAGCTTTTACACTAGTGTTGTATTCTTTTAGAAAGTTAAAAACGCCTCTACCGTCTTCAAAAGAAATTTCATTTGTTTTTAAACCAATAGCTGACCTAAAAAGACTAGTTATAGAATCACCTAATTTTTCAAATGTAGTTCGATCATAACTAATATCATTTTTAATTATACCATCAGAAAAAATATTCATAAGCTCTATAGCTTCTGCGCTAGGATTATTCTTATAGCTTGACTTTAGTCTTTTATTAACATAAGCTTTTTGTTTGCTAGTCATTTGTTTTTTAAACTGTTTAACAAATTGACCTTGCGATTTTGCTCCACCTATTAAAGCATTAAATATTGGATGAAGAACCTCGTGACTCGTTACTGATATTGCCCCATTATTTCCAGTAGCTATATTAATACTTCTTTTAGCTTGATTTTTATTTATATATACTTTTCCTCCACCTACAAAAACACCCTCAGGTGCTTCTTTAAGTATATACTCTTTGGTAACGTTAAGATCCTTAGCTGCTGTTTCAGCGAATAAATTGTCATCTTCAAATATAATAGGTTCAATGCCAGTTTCTTTTTGCTTGTCTTTAAGAGCTTTGTAGTTTTTATTAAATTCTGTTTCAAATTTAGTTTCAACAGCTGCTGCTACAGCTTCTTGTCTTTCTTGTATGGTAACATCCGCGTCGGAGTCTGCGTACTTTTCTATTATAGTATTAAGTGCAGCATCGACTTTCTCTAATTTAGATTTATTTCCTTCTTTGTTTTTTTGAAGTTTGTTTTTTTCTTTTGTTAATCTGATAGCCTCAGCTCTGTCTTCTACTCCGTTTATCGAACTGTCAACTTTTTGATCAGCCGAAATGTTTTGCCTTCTATTATCTACTAATTTTTGCACACCAGGAGAGTTTTCTACCTCTATTCTAGCTTCTACTATAGCTACGTCATCCATGATCTTCAGTTGCTCTGAAAATCTCTTACCATTCATTTTCTCACCGTTAAGCTTGTATGATGGATTACCTTTTCTTATGTTTTTGACAGCAGAAATAACAGTAGCTTGCTTATCCGCAAGAGCTTCTAAAGCAATTTCTTCAAAATTAAATTCTTGACCAGCAGCTTTTTGCCCTAAATACTCCCCTACACCCGCTCCAACAGATTCTGTTGTCCCTCTAGCTAAACCTGTTATCGGCTTTGTAAGAGCACTTACAGCTGTTCCTGCTATTCTACCTGAAACAAGTTTACCTACACCAAAGGTAGCCATGCTAACCACAAAATCAACTCCTCCGATAGTTAAACCTCTAGCTAAAGCTTTATTTTTTAAGTCGTCAAATTGTTCTTTATCCTTTGTAAGACTCATAACAAAATTAATTCTTTGTTTGTCAGTCATTACCCCCCAATCTAAACCTGTAGATATAGCTTGCTCTTCCAGTAGCTGAGCTGTGGTAAGCCCCGTTTCCATAGCCGCTGTAATTCCACTCATAGCTCCACTGACTGCACCTAGTTTTGCTCCTATTATAGCCCCCGGAACAGCTCCTATTCCACCAAACACTGCTCCTGTAGCAGCTCCTCCAGCCGCTCCTGTGGCGGCTCCTACGCCTGAACCTGCAGCAGCACTATATCTAACCTCTTCGCTATCGAAAAAACTGGAAGCCATCATAGCTAAGGAACTAGTCATAGTACTAGCTAAAGCGCTAGGATTATCCCAATACGCGGTAATAAAAGCTCCAACTCCAGAATAACCTTCTTCCTGTAGTTTTTTCATTTTATTGGAAGCTGCAATTTGTTCGTTAGTGGAACCGTAGCTTTCAACGTTTCTTCCTGCTTCAACCAAAGCAGCAGCATCTTCTTCAGACAAACCTCCCTCTGATTTAAATAGATCAAAAGATTCATCTACACTTGCACCAACAGCCCATCCACCTTTACCTGATCTCCATAGATCACTAACAAAATCTACAGCGCCAAAAAGTTTGTCTTCAGCGTCTTCTTCTTCTCCAAAAAAGTTTTCTAACCAAGTGTTCTTTTCATTTGGTAATTCCGAAGAACCATTTTCCGATTTGAACCCCATAACGCTTGACTCCACAGTTGGATCCGCACTCGCAGAGTCGTTTATCTTTGCTACATCGCTGCTAAAGAATTGGTTACTAAAGTCTTCGAAAGATTTAGTATAATCACCTGCGCCTTCTAACGCTCCGTATAGTTTTTTCTGTCCTTCTATAGATCCAAACTGTGTTTGAAAATCTTCTAAAGATTTAGTATATTTACCTTGTTCAGAAAGTACTTTGAATAATTTTTCCATTTAATTAAAGATTGTCTAATGAACCCCCTCCGGTAGAAGAGTTTTTGTTATTTTTAGATTTGCTTGATTCTGAAGATTTGGTGTAGTTATCGTATTGCCCTCTAAAGTAATTAGCTGCTTTGCTAGATAGGTCTGAGCTTTGTATATAAAGATCATATAGTTCTCTAGGGTTATTTACGTTTACAGATAACGGTCTAGATTCACCTGTGTATGTTGGATTAAACTTAAATATTTGAGTATTACCGTACTTTTTCTTAAATTGAGCAACAGCTTCTTCTCTGCTATCATAATCCCCTGCTTCTGTAAAGTAATCAAACATTTGACCTCTAGATATATAAGGTCTCTCGTTAGATGTAGGGTCTATGTTATTTATAGCTTGCACTATAGCTTGTGTTTTTTGCTCTGTTTGTTCGCTAGTTGCTTTAATATTTGCTATAGAAGCAAAATTAACAGCATCTCTAGCAACAACAGGTTCAGCTAATCTTATTTCGTCGTTTAAAGCACCTGTAAAACCACTAGATCCTCCTTTTGTAGCTGGCCTTTTATCCGCAGCTCCTTGAGCAGCTGTATCAGACAAAGCATCCATATAACTATCTAATACTTTTGCTGAAAGTAAATCTTCATTGCCTGGTTCAAAAATAGATGGATCTTGTAAGTTTAATCCGCCTTCAATAAGAAAATCATCAGAAGCTAAGGAAAGTAAAGTGTCTCTACCCCCGGAGTTTATCATGTTTTTTAGTTTATTACGGAGCATATTTCTTCGAGCACCACTTAAAGATTGCCCTGCTGCATATACGGATTCGTTTAATTTTAATAAATTATCAGCTGATTTAAAGTCTTTTAGAAAAGGTTTTTGTATGGTACTGTAATTTTCATATTCCCTATTGTTTTCGTTCCAAAAAACCACTTGTCCACCTGGACCAATTCCCATTTCTCCTTTATCAGTATATAAGTTGGCAGCTTCGTTTAAAGATCCAATATTATTACCTTCAGATATTCGCCTATCATCAAAGTCTTTTAAATACGATATTTTATCTTGTTTAAAATTTTTAATTTGTGATGCTAAATTCCCAAAAGACCTCTTAACCCCATTCATTTTACCTACAAGATCAAGGTATCTAGGGTCTGACGGATCTTCTATTCTAGCTATTTCTGAAGCATAATTTGCATATTTATTTCTATTATCAACTAAATAATTTGAAACTACATCTTGCTGAGATGATGTTAACTCAGTTAAATCAATATCAGAGTTTAAACTATTTATATAGTTACCTACTTTGTTGTTAATAGCTTTTTTTTCCGCTATATTCCTTGCTTTAATAATAGCTCCAGCTTGTAAACCCGAACTTAGACCTTCTTGAAAGCTTTGCGCCCAGTTTTGTTGATTGCTTTGACCAAGCTTAGCTTCTCCTGCTACTAATCCTCTATTCATGTTATTACTATGTTTTTATTAAACTACAGCGTTTTTTTTCATTCCATCTGTAAAAGTTTTAAACCCCTCCCCAAGAGCCCCGCCTCCAATTGCACCCCCAACAATTCCACCAACACCACCTACTATAGCGCTGGTAGCTTCTTGCCTAGCCGCGTTAGCTGCGCTTAATCTTTGCTGAGACATACCAAACATGGTCTCCACTTTATCTTTCTCGGCGTCTCTAGATATTAATTCACCCTTTGCCTCATATAGCTGTAATTTTCCCGCTTGCTGTCTTTCAGCCATTTGGTTAGCTTGTTCTTGCCTACCTATATCTAAAGAAGCTTGTCTTGTTTGCTGCTGCTGTTGGCCCGCTAATGCTTGAGCCATTGCTGCAATACCAGATCCACCAGCTGCTCCTTGCATTCCGCTCATTACGTTAGCTAAACCTTGATTCGCTTGCTCTGCTTGAAATCTAGCTTGTTCTTGGTTAACAGTCAGGTCTTCCATTGTGTTTTCCATATTAGCGTAAACATTAGAAGTATCTAATCCTTCAAGCCTAGCTTTATTTCTATCGTATTCTGCTTTAGCCTCTCTTTGTTCCCTTTTTCTTTTTCCGCTCCCAATAATTCCGCTAGCTATACCGGTTAGTCCGCCAATTACTTTTCCTACCATTTTATTAAGTTTTTATAGTTTATTATTACGTGTTATTTACTGCTTACAACAATATCAGACCCTACAGAGAATAATTCAGCGTAATCAGTAGAATTGTTTTTAAATTGTATCTCAGCATAGTAACCTTTTAAGCCACTAGTATTCACACTAGCTGTTTTACTAAACAGTATAAAGCTAGTTAGAGTAGGTCTTGGTGTATTTGGATCTATTTCTGTAGTTACAGAATTTAAAGCTCTGTCAACCTCTGTAATTAGCCCCATAACTTGTATATCAGTACCGTTGACATCATTACTGTAATAAGAAGTGTCTCCTACTTGAACAGAAACGTTAAGAGGGTTTGGAAATGTTAAAGTTATTTGATCCATATTTTATTTTATTATGAGACATTAGTAAATGAAAGATCCACTTCATAATAAGCGCCGTTGTGGTATGCACTATCATTTGTTGTAAAATCAATAAAAAATGTATACGACGTATTTGCATTTAATCTGTAGGGAGGTGGTGTTACAAATGTTTTAACAACAGGCCCCATGGCGCAACCCTGATTACCCCCAGCCGCCTGGGCTCTTGCTACCTGGACGCCATCTAACTTAAATTCTATTTTTTCATAATCAGGAGCCTGGAGTTCACCTATACCCTGAAAGTCTAGATCCATATCAACATCCGACGCCCCCACTGTTATAGTAGCAGTTGCTGTTCCGCTTTGAGTATCGCTGCAGCTACCTCCGCAATTAAAAGAATTTTCAATATGATATTTTATTTTTGAGTTATTATTGGTTATTTCCCAAGGGGTAGAACTACAAGGATTATTAACCGTTGTAGCCCAGCTTAATCCCGTTATGGGCAATGCAACAGTTTGGAAAGTTTTTGTTTGACCATATCCAGTTCCAACTCCGTTTGTAGCATAAGCTCTAACGTAATAAGTAGTGGTTTCTGTTAATCCCGTAAGATTTGAAACAAAATTCACTGTACCGGAACCGTCATTTGTGCTGCCCTCTATTGTCGCGAAACTAGACGAGGTAGACCATTGCACCCCTTTACTTACAATAGAACTTCCATTATCAGAAATATTTTCACCTCCGCTTGTTGCCACATCCCACGATATTCCTGAAACAGCAACAGTAGATATAGTTGGCGCTGCTGAAGATTGGAAGCTTTCTACTTGACCGTAAGCTATACCAACTTCATTTTGGGCATAAGCTCTAACATAATAAGTGTTGCCAGAGGCAAGGCCAGTTATAATTGAACTAAAGCTTGCTGTGCCGGTACCTTCGTTGTTGGCGCCTAATATAGTATTAAAATCCGAAAACTCAGACCATTGAATTCCTTTAGAAGATATTGTACCGCCTCCATTTGTAATATTTTCACCTCCACTGTCTGCTCCTGTTCCGGTTTCGTTTGAAATACCTTTAGTTGTAATAGTAGGAGCGACAATACATGCGGCGCAGGTATTTACAGCTAATAAGCTTCCCGATGATTGTTGTCTATAATTTGGCATGATTATTTATTTATTTATTAATTAGCAAGCTGGTCCCCGATTTACACTTATATTCGTATCTGCCGATACCGTGTCAGTTTGCGCACAAATATCAACACTCTCAAACCCACCTAACAAACCAGAAACTAATCCGCCTGAAGTATTAGTGTAGCTATAGTACGCATCAGATTGCCCTCCATTTTGAAGCAAATATGATCTACCTGGAGGAGGTATTGTACAAGGTGCTATAGAAACAACCACGCCTTGATTAACCCCGTAAGCAGTTGCCGAAGCTATGTAGTACATAGTAGTTGTTGTATTGTTTAGAATCGTTCCGTTTTGGTCAGAAAAAACAGCGTCGCCAATTAACGGAGATTGATTTGTTGCCGGAGGTACTACTTGAAAATATAAGGGTGTCACTTGAGGTAATGAACAATTATCTGTAGTGTTTCCTACCGATGTATTGAAAGCAGTTAAAGACGAGGAGGTACATGATATACCGGCATCGTCACTGTAATATCCATCGGCAGCTTTAGTTTGAAGCGTAGCATCCGTATATAAATCCCCTGTTACACTGGCTAAATTAGCTACATCTCCTGACACAAATACTGTACGAGACTCTGAAGTGCCGCAGCATAGATCTGCTTCCGTTAAAGCATAACACAATGTTAATTCGGTGTATGACAGTAAAAAGTCATCAAGATTAAGTTCACTTAATAAAGATTGAGTCCCTACCTGATAAATATTTGTTTCTAAATCTATTACTAAAGTCTTAGGATCTGACGAGTTATCTACTGTTATAGATAATGGACTTTGCACTACTTGATCAGTCTGAGGAATACCTAACCCTTGATTACTCCAATTACTAGCAACAGGAGTTGTGTCAAATATAAAATCAGAACTACTAGCTGACTTAGAAGCCGACACGCTGTAAGATCTAAAACCCGGAGAAGAGTCAGGGCTAAAGAACTTATCGTCTGAAGCACTCACTGTTATATTCTGGCTGGTAGTAGTTAAGGCAAAACTAACCTGTTGTTGTGCGTATTGATATAATGACCATACAGATGGCTGACCTGTTAAACAAGGAGAACCTGGACAAAAAGTACTCGCTAAATCTCCGGTTAATATAAGTATATACTCTACATCAACTAATGATGCTGGGAAAATTATATCTTCTGTGGCTGATCCAGTACTATCTATTGTCCCTGAAAATTGACCAATTGTTATCCCTCCAACACTTTCTATAACTTCCAATTGCCAAGCCGCTCCGGTTATTCCATATATTGTAATAGGCCTAGTTTCTCCGGATATAAGTAAGTAAGAAGAACTTATAGAATAAGATTGTATCTCTATAGTTGGATTATATAGCTCTTCAGCATCTGCTGTAATTACTATACTGTCGCCTGTTACAGAGTAATTTGGAAACTCATAATCCACAGTAAAAGTGATCGCTGTTATATTACCGTTAAGGTCAACACCTATAGATTGTGAAATTGAATAGTTACTTAATGAACCAATAACCAAAGAAGCAGTAGGTACTGTTGGAAAGTAATATCCAGCGTCCGCTGTTATTGTTTGCGTAAATACAGTTTTAGATGAACCAAAAGAACCTGATTCCGAATAAGTAATAATTTGAGGTAATGGAACAGAGTTAGTTGTTGTAATGTCAACGCTTCCTTGAACTGTAAACTGCTCTTCAACCGCAAATCCTTGTATACATAATGAAAAATCAATATCATTACTAGGCATTATGGTCCCATTGGTAAAATCAAAATTGAATCTTAAATTTAAGCCATCTTGATTTAACGAATAGTTAGTAATTTCTGTTGGAACATTTGAAACAGTAAAATTATTAACACCTACAGTATATCCAGTATCTGGTATAACAAGTAGAAAATGACTGCCTGAATTACCTAAGTCGTTTCCCGCGGACTCGACGAAGTTAACTTCGGAAATAGAATAATTTTGAAATTGAGTGCTCATATATTATTTATTATTACGTGTAACCCACTATGGACAAGTACCCCAAACGGGTTTGTTAGCACTAGTTAAAGGAGCATTTAAACTAAATTCAGTTGGTTCTGAGGTAATATTTGTAACACACCAACCTGTTAAATCTTGATTAAAGTCGGATGCATCTAAAAACATACCATCCATATCAAGAACACTACTTGTATTCCAGTCACTTATATCTCCGTTGAAATCTTCTGCGTCTTCAAACATTTTATGCATATTTGTAACATTGCTTGTATCCCAAGAATTTAGGTTTTGATTGAATACACTTGCACCAGTAAACATACTAAACATATTCCAAACATTACTCACATCCCAAGAACTTATATCACCATTAAATACACTAGCACCATTAAACATTTGTTGCATATTCGTAACAGAAGATGTATCCCAAGAATTTAGGTCTTGATTGAAAGATGTTGCATAATTAAACATAGTAGACATATTCGTAACAGAAGATGTGTCCCAAGAATTAAGGTCTTGATTAAATGAAGCAGCTCGAGAAAACATAAGATACATATCAGTGACTGCACCTACATCCCAGGAACCAATATCTCGGTTAAAAGTAGATGCAAAATAAAACATAGATTCCATATCTATCACATTACTAACATCCCAAGAACCAATGTCTTGATTGAAAGTATCTGCTTTATAAAACATATACCTCATATTAGTCACACTACTCACATCCCAATTACTAATATCTTGATTGAAAGATGATGCACCATAAAACATACCATCCATTCTTTCAACATTACTTGTATCCCAACCACTAATATCTCCGTTAAAAGTAGAAGCATTATAAAAAGCACTACTCATGTTCGTAACCCTGCTAACGTCCCAAGTTGACATCAACCCAAACACTGGGACACTACCGCCATTAATCGGATCTGCTGAGAGCGACTCTCCTACTAACTGGTAAAAATTATCATCTGTAATAAAATAGCACTCTGAATTTTGAAGCGTGCTTACGTTCACATTAAATTCCGAAGCATCAGCACCTGTTATACTAGAAGCTCTACCGATACCTTGGACATTAAATTCTTTGGAGTTTACATTATTATCGCAATCATCCACAAAAAACGTAGGTAATCCTTTTATGTAATTATAGTATTTACCTTCTTTATTTACAAACTCTTTAATCTCCCCTTCTTGTAAGTCTGTCACTATAGAATTAGTATACCAACCTTCAGTTGTTGATACCTCTGTAGGTATTAATTGTTGCGCTTGTAATTGAGCCAAAGATAAGTGCTTATCACCTGTTGCTGTAGTTTTGTATATGTATTTACGAGAGTCTGTACCGTTGTAATTAATAGTTCTAAAATCCTTTATAGCCACAGAGCTTTCGTTAAAAATATCAGTAAAAGAACTTTCATAGTAAGGACCTAAACTTACATGCGCTGGACCTATACCGAAGAAGTTATTATACGATGTGTTCGAGTTCATCTCCCAAATCTTACCTGAACTAAATGTGTAGTAAACATTATTTAGACTAATCCCATTTTCAGGTATATACACTTTCCTAGACGTCCAGCCATTTAAAGAATCCTTGAAAGAAATTGTAGTTGAATATGTAGGATATTCATTAATAAAAGCTCCACATTCAGAATCTTTATTAAGTCTATCTGTTTTACCAGCTCCTAATGTTTGTTGCCAATAAGGAGTAAGAGTATTCAAAGTTACATTGTAATTACTTGTATTCGCATCCCAAGATCCGATTATTTTCTTGTTAACAGGTAAGTTGTCTTGAAAAAAGCCACTCATGCCGTACTCTGAAATAGGTGTTATTCCATCAGTAGATAACCTTATAACAGTTCCTCTATTTGAATCTACAAAATACATTCTAAATCCGAACTCAGCAAATGATTCTGGATTTGTACCGATGCCGTATTCTCCTTGGTATGTTACTGTTTGACCAAGAACAGCTTTGTTGGAGGTTACATTCGCGCTACCATCAGCGTTAAATAAAGCGTCCTTATTAGCTAGAATCTTCATTGACTTGTTTTCACACAATGTGATTAAATCAGTGTCTCTAGCGTGTAGTTTTTGAATTGAACCATATTCTGGATTAACGTCTTTTGTTATATTTTCTGCTTGAATAAATTGATTTAAGCCATTCACGCCTGATGTTGAATTAAATATTTGTGAAAATATTAAACCGTTAGATCTTGTTTCTTGCTCGTAAGGTTCATCTAAAGTAGCAGAAGCTTTAACACCGTTACCTACAACAGGTGCATTATAGTCATCTCTAATCCTATCAGATTCTACTCCGTTACCGAATGAATAACAATTAAACCAATCTAGTGTATGCAAGTTACCGTGTTCACTCATAGGGTAGTTTCCTGCTATTTCGTGATAAATATCCAGCTCGGTTGCTTCTTTGGGTTCTGTTTCAAAAATAGCCGGATTGTTAGTTGTGAAATCACTGTTACTTAAATCCCTTCCAATAAATTCAATACCTACATAAGAAGTAGCCCAGTTATTGTTGCTTGAATCACTATATGGTATAATCCCGTCAGACGCTGTTACCGGATTCCAAGTCAATCCGCTAAAGCCATCATCTAATTGAACAAAATCAATAGAAAATCTTACAAACTGATTTAATTCATCATTAAAACGCCCACCTCCGCTACAGCGGTAACAAGTACCTAGTTGTTTGTGCGAAGCTGTTATCTTATAAATAGTACCATCTGTGTCTGATATTCCATTTCCAGCATCTACAAATCTAAACAAAGTGCCAACTGAACTTAATTGCTTCACTAAAGCTGGCCTTGACTTGTAAATTCCAGATGTAGTAGCTCCTCTTCCCCAGCCTCCTGCATAAGATATATCCATGCTGTTGCTTTTAATACCTTGCCCAGTCAGGTTTTTTAAATCCTTACTACAGGTAGTCCTCATGTTGTCTATAAACATTCTGCTTCTACCATTAACCGCATCATTGTAGGGCCACCTGTTCCTCCACCAATTTGAAGTGCTATATTGCCCTTGTAAATAGTAGGCAGGTTCAAAAGCTTTTCTTACATAATTGTTAGAAGCTGTAGAACTAGCAGCGAGTACTCTTTCTCTTAAAGAAGCGTCTTCATTTACTTTAACAAAAAATCTACCAGTAAATTCTGCTTTGTTCAAAGTTTCAGTTCTTACTAGCTCTAATGATAAACCCGGAACTACACCCCCAGAACCGTCTGGGTTAACGGTTGTAAAAAACATATCCTCTTCAAATGGTTTCGAAGACACTATTCTTACATATTCATTATTACCTCCTGCTAATCCAAAAGTTGAAATCTTATAATAATCACTTTGATTCGATGCACTTATAACTCTAAGAAGTAAACCAGATTCTGTTCTCGTGTCTTCACCAAAAATTTCATCAAATCCAGCTGGAGTTGTACCTGTTTTTTCTACCCACACTTCATTAGTGCCTTCTATAGGTACACCCCCGGCAAAAAATTCCGTAGGCATTACTCCCATTGACTGTCTGGTTTCTTTTAAAAACAAAGGAGCTTCATTTTCAATAGCTATAACTTTATACCTTGCTTCCTCTGTCACCGCCTCATTGCTGTCATGCTCTTTCTTTAATATAAGAAAAGTTTCCTCATCTATTTTATTTCTTTCAGCAGATGGAAATGATAGCCATATATTACCGTCTTCGGCATCATAGAATCTGTCTAAACATAAATTATAATATTCCTGGCTAGTTTCTTTTACATAATATTTAAAAGTAGAGAAAGTCTTACCTTGATCGTAATAAGGTTTTGTATTAACTAGCTGAGCTGTCAAGCTATTTGTAAATGCTGATTCCGACTTTTCAACCACTACAGACGCATCTTTACTTGTAAATACCGGGGTAGTTCTACCGTATTCATCTTGGTAACCAACACCTATTTGATAGGTTCTAATACTTTTTACAGAAGGATATACGCTTTTACCATCCAAACCTTTACCGATATCCACGCCACCTACTGTACTTAGTATTGGACTCGACAGTGCAGATACATTTAGATTAACTTGAAGAGGGTCTAAGTTAGACGTTAACATGTTAAAGTTCTGCGTGTAATTCGCAAATATTAATCTGTTAGCAATTACTTCTTGTCCTAAAGCGAATCTAGGTACATTATCGTAAGGTCTTAATAACTGATTGCTTTGTACAACAGAACTTATTATTTCGGTTGATATATTGAATGTATTGGAAATCCATTCTGAATCTGTTTCTTTAAAAGTATCAACCACATAGACATTAGAATTGTTCGATGCTTTGTAAAGGATATCCACACTTGCTACACCATCAGGCACGTCTGTTGGTATAAAGTTTGAAATTTCAAGCTGTCTTATATTATTAACCATACCCAGGTTGTAACCTTCCTTAGGTGAGTAGTTAAACTCTCCTGGAATAAACGCTGGATTAGTGAAAGGAGAATATGCTGATACTTCGTTGTTTTTATATTTGTACCTGTAGCCGAATCTAGCAAATCTAAATTCAAAAAAAGGTTTTTCTTGTTCTAAAGTTACGTCATATAAAGTTTGTGTATTTAGCCCTCCGTCGTCAGATAAACCTACTGAAAGAACTGTAACCACAGCTCCTGTTTGATTACCGCCTGATCCTATAACGCTATCTATACTAACACGGATAGTAGACGCTGGATCTAAGGAGTCTGCGGAAGCACTAACTAATAACAATATTTGACCTGGCCTATAAAAAGGTAAATTATTACCTTGCCACTGCAAAGTCTGAGGCCCGCTATCCGGAGTCATAGGTATTGCTTGACCAGGTACTCCCGAAGGGTCTGGCACATAAAATGAATATAAAGTTGCAGTAGTTACAACCGCAGGGTTGCCGTTATCATCAACAGCTGAAGTTGAATAAGCTGTTATTGTAGGTGGCTGCAGCGGAAACTTTTTTATAACAGTCGTATCTGACTCTATAAAATCTCTATTATAAAATTGTGAGTGCGTAAAGAAATCAGGTGTAGATCCAATCCATTCTGATATATATATTTGCTTAGGTTCTGTTTGGTTATCTGTCCAAAGCAATATACCCTCTATTATGTTTACACCCGTAATTAGGTGGTCAGCATTGAAGTTAAAAACGCCATTTTTGTATGTTGATCCGTCTTGTCTTGTTATAATCTTTTTAACATCTACTATCAAAGGTAAAGTAACTTTTGTTACCGTGTTATAGCTGGCTATTATATCTGCTTCGTCTGAAGTAATAAACCAGTATATCATATCTGAATTAGGCTCCGCAATGGAACCTATACATACTGCGTTAGTTAACGCGCTTATATATATAGCTGGATCCCATACAGTATATTGGTTTGTAGTGGGATTGTAGCTAGAATATGATTTTTCAGTATTACCTTTTAAATTCTGAAATGTGCCTACCTGAGAAGTATCAGATGAGGCTACTTCTAAATTTAAAGCATCTCGATATTCGCCATTAGGAAGTAACCTTTCGTCAAGGTCTTTATTCATTTTTCCTGACGTAAACGTGTGCAATAATTCTGGCATGTTTTAGTGTTTTATAATCTTAGATTTATTTCGCATTACTTGCGCAATCTCCTCTATCTTAATATTAGCTAATCTTATTTTTGAATTTCTTTTCGCTGCTGCTCTTTCTTTTTTAAGTCTTGACACTACATATTCAGGTGTATTTGACCTAGTAGACAAAATAGCGTAAGCAATATATTTATACAATGCTTCCTCTGCGAATTTGTGAACAGTCATTTCTTCGTCTGTACCAAGACCATCTGAAATATACTTAAGCGTAACAATTTTACCCACGAAAGAAGAATCAAAAAACGCAACTCCCTTTAGTTTATCTATAAAAAATACTCCGTTTGATTGAGCGTTTTCAGGTGTTAACCCATATCTTCTACCAAAACGATTTGAAGACAACGAATCTAAATTATCCACGTTGTCCAAGCCGCCTTTGTTGCTAGATTTCTCGGATTGAAACTTATCTAAAGTACGTGAGTTTTCGGATAAAATAATCTCGCTAGACGGTTCGTCAAAAAGATACTGAGCATCTTCATCTTGTACAATGCCAGATGGGTTACTAGTTTTATTAGTTGGATATATAACTCTTTCTATACCGTTATCATCTGTCCAAGTAAACTTTACATAATTTACATAATCCTTAGGTAGTACAAAATTTAAACGAGCACCTATCTCTATCTCTTGTGATTTAATAGAAGGCAAAATGTCAAAACTAAACTCTTGAATTCCGCGTTGGGCATGGAAAGCTACATCAGATCTTTTTACTTTACTTATAATTTTATCTTCTCCTGTGTAAGATATTATGAAGTTGTTTATAATATCTTTTATGCTAGTAAACTGATAACTACCGTAATTCTCATCCCAGCTATCCCAAACACCGTCTGAGCCTAAGTAATATTGTTCGTCTGTTTTATTTATTAAACCCATATATTATGCTTTTTCTTGTTGAATAGTCTCTTGTTCTTCTTGGTTCATCACCTGATACAAGTTAATGTCTTTTATTAATAAACCACATAATTCTAGTATTTTAACAACAAGCTCTACTTCTTCCGCTGTATGTAACTCAAAATCTACAGACGACGATGAATCGTACAAAGCTTCTCCAAATACCATTTGATAGTTCCATTCAACTTTAGCCGGTTTCTTTATATATTGTAACTCTACCTTAGTAGTATCGGTAATCTCTGAATTTCCATAAATTCTAATCCCACTTGAATTAGATACAAATACAGGTCTAACGTTTTTTGGTTTAGTCAAAGGTGATGCGTTTATGTACAAAAATTCATTTGCATTTATACGCTCTGCTTCGACGCTTTCTGTTGAAGAAGTACCGAAAGAATCGGTTGTTGTATTTTTGTAAACTACTGAACCTAGTCTATATAAATCACTAGGTGGTATAAAATATAATCCAGACCTAGTAGGTTCTGCTATATTTTCAAAAATATTTATTTTTTCATTAAGTAGAGTTAACATATCTGAATACTCTGTACTGTTTCCAGGTACTCTACCAAATTGATTTATGTCATAAAAGTATTGCTCAAAAAGATCACTTTGTGCTTGATTAGCAAATAGGTTAAACTCTTGAGGAGTTACATAGCCTCTTTGTTCTTTATTTAGTATTGCTAATACTTTCTGATAAACAGCATCTACGCTTACAGCCATAATTTATTTTTTTATTTATTTATAATAATTAGGCCACTATTAAAGCAGCCTAACTACTATATAGTGACTCTATTAAAGTCTTTTTAAAATTGCTTTGTAAACTTCCATTCCATCATCGGTCTTAAAGTAAGACGCTAATGCTGAATAAGGATGTTCATCAAAAGGCACTGTCATTAATTTTCTACCTCCGGCTCCGTAAGTAAATGTACGTTGATCAGCAGATAGGTTCAGGATACCAGCTTCAACAGCTTTTGCTCCAGTATTTCTTAATTGAATATGATCGTCATTAGCTAAATCTAAAAATAAAGCAGGATTTCTTTTTGCAAATATCATTAAGTCTCTTTTCAATTCACTAGAAGATAGCCTTGTAACTTCTTCCCCCAATTCCGATCTTAAGATAGCTTCAGCATGATCGATTTCAATGTTTTTAGCAGCCATAAGAGCCTCTAATTCTAATTCAATCCAATCTAATTCATTAACAGATTCAGCTTCTTTATCAAGCTCTCTATATATCTTATCTTTTAATGGGTGATATAAAGATAATAATTTCTGAAGATTAACATCCTCTTTCTTTACTGTTAATGTACCGTTCCTAAAAACAATTCTACCTAAAGTACTTTCTCCTTTTTGTTCATCTACAAATGGAGATTTTTGATTAGTAGCGTACCTTAACTCTCTTTGGTAACCAGATTCTTTGTCAAAATACAATAAAGGTTTTCTTGAAGAATGCCTTGAATTAAGTGCGTAAACTAAAGGAGATTTACCTGTAGCTATATAGTACGTTCTGTCTTTAAATTCAAATACTGGTTTAGTAGGTGTTTTTACAGCAGGTTTAACTGCTTGCTGAGGAGCAACCTCAACTTTCTTAGCTGTAGCTTGTTTAGCCATGATATAATATAATTTAATAGTTTAATAAGAGTAATAATTACCCCCGTAGATTCAACGAGGGTAATAATTACATTAATTTAGCTCTACGCTTTTTTCAATAATACAAAGTTGTTAGCACCTTGTACGCATAAACATCTTTCAGATAAGAAGTGTACATTCATTGCATCTTCGTCACTTGTATAGTTTCCACCAACAGATCCAGTAATCCAAGATTTCATTTTTCTGTCATCAGCTTCAGAAGCTCTATAACGTACGTGTAAGAATGGTCTTGAAATGTTTTTACCTAATTGCTGATCGTAAACTGTAGAAGTTCCAGCTGGTACAATAACACCTTCAATATCTCCAACTAATCCACGAGTAGTAGAATCGTTTAAGTATTTCCAGTCAGTTTTGTAGAAGTCATAAGAACCTCTTCGGAATCCTGAGAAACCTAAGTTTAAAGCCATATCTTCAGAGTTATCGAATACACCGTAAGATGTTCCACCTGTTCCGTAAGAATTTTGTGAGGCTAGCATGTTGTCGATAGCTAAAGAAGAAGCTCTATCTAAAAACATCATGTTTTCCTCAATAGCTCCTTGCTTGTCAAGTTCTTGTAAGATAGTATCGAAATCTGATAATCCATCTGGGCCAGCGAAAGATGCTGAAGCGTAAACAAGACCTCTATTTTCAAGAGCTGCGAATAAACCGTCAGAACCTTTTATAGTGCTTCCTCCTCCGAAGTTGTTGTTAGTGTTATCTACAGTAATTCCTGCTGATGATTTTTCAGCTTCAATCATAGACATTTCTAATTGGTCTTCAAAACGGATTCTAGCTTCGTGCTCAGATTTTAAGTACCATAAGTATCCAGAAGTTCCAGCCTCAGTAGTTACTTCAACCCATCCGATTTGTGCTGTATCAGAACCGTTTACATTGTACTTATCTCTAAGTATAATTGGTTGGTTACTGAATTGCTCAAAAGCAGCGTCTACTGAAGTTCCAGCATTGCTAGTCCCTTTTGCGTACTCAGATCCATATACAAATACTTTCGCGTCTCCAGTTGCAGTAAAGCTAATAGCTCCTGCGTAACCAGCAACAGTAAGAGTAGCAACACCACTTCCCGCTACAGATACAGTTTTTACATATGCTTTTTCAACAGTTGTTCCTGCTGCGTTAGCTATTACGATAGTAGCTCCTGCTCCGATAAGGTTTTTTGAAGCACCACCCTCTGCTGGGATGGAAATAGTAGTTCCGTTTGTAACAGTTACATCGTCGTAAGCAATATGTAATCTACCTTGCTCAGACCAAACTACTTGATCAGATGCCATAGGCATTTCAGCACCTACCATACGTAAGAATCCAGAGATAGTACGGTTTCCGTATCTTTCTACTTCTTTCTCATATACTTCTGGTAAGAATTGTTGTGTAAAGTTCATCTCTGCTAAAGAGAGATAGTTGTCGTTAAATAAAGTTTGTGTTGGTCTTGGAGTCAAATGTGCTAATGCTCCTGCACTTCCTGTGAATGCCATAATTTTAAGTTTTTAAGTTTTATTTTCTAGTTTTTATTCCAAATTTAGAAGAACTACCAGTCTTAATTGACTTCACTGTCCAGCCATTAGGCGGTTTAACATTTTCATGGGCCCCTCGAGGATTCATGTCAATATTCTTTGCTTTCTGTATACTAGACTTCATGGCATCGGATTTTCCTTGCTCATAAAAGTGATTGGCAATCTTATCTGCGTTCATAGCTGTAAATAAAGACTTGTGATAACCTGCAGCGTCATTCATTTCATTTTTATCGTTCAAGAACTTCTTGACTAAATTATTGATGTCGCTTTGGGTGTCTTTTACCTGATCTACATTGTTTACTTTAAAACGAAATTTCTTTTCTCCAACGTTGAAATCAAAACCTTTGAAATCATTAGAAAACAGACTTTCTGTTTTGTTTTTAAATGTAGATAACTGGCTTTCAGCTATTTTAGTTGCTTCTTCATTTTCTTGTTTATAACGGTTGAAGAATTCCACCGCTTTTGCTTGCTCTGGATTTAATTTAGACCCAGTTTTTATTTCATCATAATACCTAGTTTTTAATCCGTCTAGGTGATTTTTAGCTTTTGAAAGCTCTTCTCTTTTGCTTATTTTCTTTCTACGTATATCTCTTTCTTCATCTATATCTTCATCAAATGAAAAATTATCTTCCATTAAAAAATCAATATCCTCTTTATCCAAATGGGGTCTTGTGCTTTCGTAGTATTCTCTAAGTAATTGATCTTCGTTTAAAGAAGAGTAATCTGTATTTAGTTTTACGTAATCCTCTAAGCTTCCGCCTGTTTCATTCATGAACTCAACCACCTTCTGTATATTCTCAGGTAATTCTCCACCAGCCTCTGCCTCAACTAATGCTTGTTCTACCTGTTCTTCTAATTCTTCAGCAACTTCCTGAGTTTCTTGAACTTCCTGGGCTTCTTCGTTTGTTACTTCTTCAATATATGATTCCGGTTCTTGCTGTAATTCTTGAACCGGTGCCTCTGGCGCTTCAGCTACCTCTTCAGTTTCAGCTTTTTCATTTATAATCGCTTCTGGTTCTGGTTGTGCTTCTGGAACACTTTCCTCTTGAGGTTTATTAAGGTCATCTAAGTTAACCTTAATAACCCCTTCTTCGAATGACATAGGATTAGCGTCTTCTATTTTAGTTGCCTCTAATTCAGGGTTAGCTTGTTCTAATTGTTCTTCCATGATAAAATATTATATAATTGTTACTATTATTATTACTTAGGATCAAAGGAACCTAAGCTGAAATCACCGCTAAGTATATCGTTTCCTGAGGATTCGAAGTTTTTAGGCGGTAAACTGTTTTGTCTTTGATTTATTAATTCGCTTTGCTGTGTTGCTTGTAATTTAGTTCTTTCGTCTTTTCGATCTTCTTTATCGCTTACTTCTGCTTTACGATTGTTTACTTCTATACCTTTCAATTGCATATTCATTTCAAATTCTAATTGCATAAGCTCTTTCTTTAATGTAGCTTCTTTCATTAGTTTTTGATCAGCAATACCAGCTTTAACGTTTTCTAATTCTATCTTTTGTTGTGTAAGAGCTTGATTCTTTTGCACCTCTGCTTGAGCAGCTACCTGTTGAGCTTGAGCGTTTGCATCTGCTTGTGCTTGTATATTTTGCTGTTGAATTTGTTGGTCACGCTTTTGTTTCTCTACTCTTCTTATCTTTAGTAATTGATTAGCTAGCTTTAAGTTTTTAATCTCTCTAAGGTCAATAGCATCTGATAAATCAATAAGTCCACTTTGAACAGCTGCTTGAATATTGTTTTCTAATACAGCTTTTTCTTCTTCATCTGGTTGTAGCTCTATAAAAATACCAAAGTCATACAAGTGAAGGTTTTTCATTTCTTCTAATACAGCGACATTTTGGTTACCTATTTTGTGAATGAAAGCTTCTCTAGTTGGAGAGTACTCTATTATATCTGAAATTCTTAAAGATAAACCCTCGCATAGGTCAGCTGTTAAAAACAAACTACCATCTAATATATGTCTTGTAGCTACGTTGGAATTTGCTGCAGCTATTTTTTGAACACCAACCAATGCTCTAGAATCTGGAGTACTTCCATCTCTAGCTTCGTTAAGACCGGTTACATCACGGATCATCTGCATGTAGTAATTATAGTTGCTTATAAGGCTTTGCATTTTTCCACCACCTGAACCAGTTGATATTTCTTGAATAGGCACTTTACCTGGATTCATATCCCCATCCTGCGTAAATGATCTACCAATTACAGAACCTGTTTGAAAAAACATATTTAATGCTTCTTGTGGATTGTAATTTGTACCATTACCTAGATCAACTTCAGCTAAACCATCTGCGTCAAGATATACTCCATCAGGAACCATTCTAGACATTACTTGCTGTAATTTTAAATGCGTTAACTGAATCATATCAGCAAAACCTGTTATACGCGAAACGATACTCTCTATTCTACCTTTATACATTCTAGGGGCAACAATACTGTAATTCATTTTAGCTTTAGTATAATCACTCTTAGGACGTATCATGTTTTTAGCAAGTTCCCATTTAAGCATTTTACCACCTACAATCTTTACTCCTTCATATAATACTTCTAACGACTGAGACAATTTTGATATACCATATTCCTCGTACATTTCTTCAGGAGGATTAAACTCATCTGTTTTAGGTATTATCTTAGAAGCCCCGGTAGCTGTTTCTTTTACTTTGTAAACTTCGTTTGTGAAAGTTTTGTAATTAAAGTACAGTACTTGAACAGTATTAGAATCGTCTTCGTCTTTGTTATTTATAGTTCTATTATAAAAACCACTATTACTTACAGACTGGCTTGCTATTTCTTTTAAATCATCATTTGTTAACCAAGGGAATTCTTTCTTAATTTCATTTAAGTGCACCGACTTAACTTCTCCTACGTAATATATATCGTCAAAATAAGGTGAATCAGTATATGACCAAACTAAATTAACTGGGTCTACATATTCTACTTTAGCACCTTCCGCTTTTGTAAAAGTATTTTTTACAGCGCCTATACCTATAGTAGTTATATCGTAATTACATCTTCTTTTTATGAGGTCATACTTATTACCGTCTAACAATACATTTAAAGCTTGCTCTTCAGCTAACTCAACTTGTTGCTTGTAGCTAAGCTGCATATGCACATCTAACTCTTCTTTGTTTTTTGGCAATGTTTCTGGGTCGTTTTCAAACAAATTAACTCCAAATTCTGCTTCTGCGAATTCATTTAATTCTTTAGTTTGCATATCTCTAATAAGAGACTCCATATACCTAGTCCTTTTGTTTACTCCATAAGGATCTTGTGAATATGCTTTTATATCAAATTGTCTATCTGAAATACCGTTAACAACTATGTCTACAAACTTAGGTATAATAGGCACTGGTTTCCAGTCTAAGTTTAAATAAGATAAATCACCGTTTATAGATAACTCATCTTTGTATTTTTGAATACTTTGTTCTCCTCGAGCATACAGTCTTAGGTTGTGAAAAGAAACTTGGTTACTTTTAAAACGGCTATTGCCATTATCATTATTAAACCATTCTCTTTCGATAGCTCTACCAACTGTTGTTCCGTATTCTAGCGATTGCTTTTCTTGATCACTAGCTATTTGACTTGGAAAATAACTTGTTATAACTGACTCAGCCATATTTTTATTTTTCTATTAATTTTGAAAATCCACCAGAATTAGTGTATTTAGCTATTTTTAAACTTATTTTATTTTTTTCTACATTAGGCTTCGGGTGATATAAATGTCTATTACATGCCATTATAGCCAACCCTGAGCTTATAGCAGCATCAAACTTTGTTCTTTTGTTTATATCAAAACCAGCCCAATCATTTAGGGTAGTGTTAAAATACATCGCTCCGTATTGCCCATCTTCTAGTAACCCAACGTGTTTATCTATATATGTTTCTATAGCTGCTGCGTGAGCTTGTTTTATATCTTCGCTCGAGTTAGGCATACCACCTATTTCCCTTTCTGTAATAGATAACTTGTTCCATATTTTGTCAGGCCTATTCATCGAGTAACCTCTGTAACCTCTTCTTTTAAAGTAATACAATAATCTAGGTTTATTATTTTCTGCTAATATCGGCATTCCGTAAAATACGCAAGCCATTAATACATCTTCAAAAAATATTTCAGCGGTTTGAGGTCTTGCGATATATTCTAAAAAAAATGTATTTGCAGGAGCATCTTCCATACTAAACTTAGTTAAACCGTGTAAAGCTCCCTTTGAGCCGTGACCATCTGTTGTACCTGATATATCGTAACTGTCACATCCAAAAGCACCCATATGTTCGTTACCTGGGCTTTTTAATCCTTTATTAACAATTTGTCTATTTTGTAAAGCTGTTCCAGGTACCCAAGAAACTTTGAATCTTCCGTTAGGATTAGGTGTGAATATAACTGTTGAATCTTTTATACCGTTAGCCCATTGAAAACTGCCGGTTGTTAATACGTTAGTATTACTCAAATCTTCGTTATAATCTATTTGTTCGTATATTTTTGCTAAATTAAATATACTGTTTTTAGCTTCGTCTCTAAAAGCGTGTTCTTCTGTGCGTGGAAATTGTCTGTAGAATTCATTTAAAGCATCCTGGTCACCTTTTAATCCTTCAGCTTCATTATCCCAGTGTTCTATAACTCCGACGTCTATAACGTCTCCTAATGGACCTGTTACAACTTCTTTAGGCGTATTAAATACAGGGTGTCCAAATTCATCTATAAAACCTTCGTAATTCCATTCCATTGGAATAAATAAAGAATACAAACCCGATGCTGTTTGACCGTTTTTGTTTCTTTTTAAAACGTTAGAGTTGTTATATAATTTTTTAAAATTAGAACCTCCTTTATCTAAAGAGTTTGAGGTTGAACCCATCATACACTTACCGATAATTCTAGAACCTAATCTTAAACATGTTTTTGTAACTCTCCAGTTATTTAATATGTTATCAGGTCTTTCCCATTTACCACTCTCATCGTGTACTAATAATCTAAGTTTCTCACCATCGTAAGAGTTGTCCCCTGTATTTTTCCAATCAATAGTAGTATCTAACCCCTCTAGTATCTCTGTGCTCTTTTTAGCTTGTATTGATTTTCTCGTGAGCCTAGACGCTGGTATCCTGTACGCGAGTTCGGTTTTTGGTCTATCCATACCGTCTTGTATGGGTTTGAAGAAAAACGGGTAGTTAACTGAGATTGGTACAACTTTATCGGTAAACATTTTTTTTGCATCCGATCCAGACTTTGATAGTATTCCAAATCTAGCGTCGCTCGAGATGGTTGCCATGTTAACTGTTTCTCCTGATGCCATAAATGAAAATCCTGAACGTCTGTTTTTAAGGTAAGACATTCCGTAACACCTACTGTCTGCTTTACAAGCTTCCCAGAATATATAGAATAATCTGTTCGCTTCTCTAAAGTCTGCGTTCCCAACGTCAATCTTAGACCATTGCAGGTACATAAAATGAGTACCAGTGATGTAAGTAGCCACGTTCTTGTTATTGAACCAATGACCTTCTTCTCTTCTTTTAAATTGTTCATCTATATACCCCTCCCATTTATTTTGAAAATCTTCAGGATATTCTCTCCAATCAAATATACTAGTTATTGATTTTAGTTCTTTAGGATATTCTTCAACTTTCCACTTGTTATTAGTTTTGTCTATTTTAGCAGGCGCTTTGGGTAAAGCAATCTTTAGGTTTTGTATGTTATATATTTCACCTATTTGACCTGTTTTGCTAATGACAACAATATCGTGTTCTTTATCGTAACCGTACTTCCACTTTCTAGATTTATTCATTCTAGATATAGTGTTTTTTCTTATAGGCGTTACAACATTATATAAAGTCTGTTCGTACATTACTTAGACCTTTTTTCAGCAAACCCTTTAAAAGCTTTTTTAACTTCTTCTTCCTTAGGTTTGTTTTCAAGCATATCTTCTTCTTCTTTTATTCTGTTTAGAATTTCAAAAGCATCAAATATAGCTAACTTCTTTGTAGCTGCTGCGTTTTTTAATCTATCAGCAGATATATCATCATCTGAATCAACTATTTTTTCTTTAGCGACTTGAATTAGTTCTTCAACTGCTTTATGTCCAGCTTGGATTATACTCCTCTTCGTTTCCTTTATATTCATATTTAATTGTGATTGAATTAGTGGGTACTCTATAAAGTCTGTTCTTTCCAATAACAAATTCATATTCTGCCCCAGGCCTAAACCCTACTAAATTACCTTTGTCTAAATCTTTAAGACTTGGGTCTTTAAAATATAATATACCGATAGCTGGTTTTTCTGAGTCTAGCGAAAAAACTTTAGTTTCTTTTATAGGTTTAACAAAATTAAAACCTCTGCAACTCTGCCAGTCTTCGTTTCTTTTGTAAGCAAACACCTGGTCTTCGTTTACAAAATAAATGTCATCATCGTAATATGATTTACCGTTTTTTTCAACACCTCTTATATCTTTAAACCTTCTAAACACATTGTGATGAACTATAATCTCATCTCCGACTTTTATATCTGTTTTTATCGCAGAAGGAACTGCTATTACTTTAGCAATTCTATTTGAATAATTATGGTTTTGTAGTTCAGTGTTTAATAGAAGTGTGTTGCCGTCAATTTTTTTTACATTATTATATCTTTCACCAACAGGTTTTACGATAAAATTATATAAAGCTTTCATCAATATTCTAAATTGTATTCAACAGCTACAGCCATGTTTTTATTGAAGTCTTTCCAAGGCATTAACTCATTACCTTTTTCAATGTATATAGAAAACTTATCGTCTTCTTCTATTATATTCCTTATAACGTGACCTCCGTAAACTTCTTGCCCAACTGAGTAGTGCATCGCATCAGTCTTGTAATCGCGTCCAATACTTATTTTCCTAATCATTAGACTCTTGTTCAGTTATTTTACCAGTAGTGATGTCTACGTTGACATTGCCATAAACTTTTTCCAGTTTTTTTTGCACTTCAGACAACGCATTATTAGCGTCTGCTGCTAAATGTAATAGCTCGTGTTTTTGAACCTCGATATTGCCTATCTCGTTTTTAATTTGATTTACTTTAGTAACCGCTTCTTGTAATTTAGCCAGCTCTTCTTTTTTTAAAGTTTTACTCATTTTATTTGATTTAATTATTATTACTTGTATTATTAATTACGTATTATCGTTAATTACTTATTAAAATTTTAAATCTTGATATTTAAGGCCTAAAAATCCGTGTATCCCTTCATTGTCTATATCAACTTCAAAAGTTTTCCAACCATATGGGTGATCCACTAAACCGTCTTCATCTTCTTGTAAATCTCTCCATAGTACATCTACTAAATATCCTTCTCCGAATACTGTTTCAGATATTGCCTCTTCTCCATCATAAACTGCTTCTTCTAAAACCTCATAACCAAGTTTTGTGATAGTATGTTTATGTGTTGGATAGTTGTTACCGTTTTCATCTTGTGCTATCCCTAAAGCTTCTATTTTAGATTCTGCTTGTTCTCTTCCGTAGCCAAATCTGTATTTACCTATATGTAATCCCATAATTATGATGTTAAAGCGGTTAGTTCTGCATCTGTTAATGCTTCTTTGAATACTGCTACGCATTTTACTTTTCCATTAAAATTATTGAAATTAGAACCACTAGAAAAATTAAGTTGATTTAAAGTTGGAATTGGTCCAGAAGTATCAGTATGAATTTTAACTCCATTTAACCAAACAGAAAAATCATTTTGTTTATACTTTATAGCTACTTTATTAAAATCAGTAATATCCGTAAAATCAATGCTTTTGAAAGCTTGATTTACACCTCCAACTTGAACTTGCATCGCTCCCTCGTTTAAGTTGTTTAAAAATTGAAATCTAATTCTATTTTGAATATTACCATCAGATAAACTAATAGATTCATAACTATTTATTGAATTTAAAGCTGCAACCTCTAAATAAAAAACTCCTTCTGTTGAGCTTATTAAATCACTACTTCCTGCATTTGTTGCTGAATCTACTCCTCTTGTTTGTATGTAACCACTTGTAGGAATGTATGAAGTTGCGTATTGTCTTGCAGCGTGTGATTCTGCTTGTAGTCCGTATATGTATACTCCATTTGTTCCATCTCTTGTAATAGAAACATTACCATTAGAGGTTGCTAAATAAATCTGAAATTGACCTAATAAATCTGTTATTGTTTGCAATGTAACTGATATTCTATACCAACCATTTCCATAATCATCAATACTTGCAGTATGACCACTTGCAACAGTTCCTAAAGTTCCGTTTGAAATATTAAACCAAGTAGTTCCACCTGCCGCAGGATCATAGTTTTTACTACTAATATAAATAAAATCGTTATTCCCTTGTTTCTTAACAAACAAAGATAAAGTATTATAATTGTTTGATACTAAATGAGTACCTCCATACTTAAATCCAGTTACACCACTACCGCTATCATTATTATCAACTAACTTCCACGCATTATTAGTGCCGTCAGGAGAAGTAGCTTGTGCAGATGTTAAAATAGCATATGTAGCACTTGGGTTACTACTTCCTTCAAATATATCACCAGTCGTAAAATCATTTGAATCAGTTGCAGTATTTGTAGCTTGTGGTTCTAATAACCAACTACCATTACCACCTCTATAATCTATTCTCGGTAAATCAACTCCTACACTTTCTATATTACCACTTGCATTTACTCTTGTTCCTGGATTGTTTCTTGTAAATGTGAAATCAGCACCTATTACTTCTTTTACTGATACATTGTCTATTGAGCCTATGAAATTACTATCCCCTTTTATTTCAATTTGAAAATTATCTGTTGGAGTCGTGATTGTTGTATTGTAAAAACCTAAAACACCATTTGTAACCCTAATGTCTTGACCACCAGTTCCAGTTATAGACATTCCAACGTTACCTTGTGTATATTCTTTTAATTGAAATTCAATAAAATACTTACCAGCTAAACTTGTTGTATTTTGCGTAAGCGTTCCTACTGATTGTGTTCCGTCTGAATTAGCTGAATTATTACTAATACTCCAACTTGCAGCTTTATTCCAATCACTATCAGTTGCAAAATCTCCATTAACAGCTAATTCACTTCCTAAAGCCTGCTCTGGCTTAACACTATGTAAAACCCCATCACTATATGCAGTTGGTGTTGTTACTATACTCGCTTTTTCTAATAAATCTTCACTGTCTAAATCTTTTAAAGTATCTTTAGTACAGACTTGATTTTCAAAATAAGTAGACCTAGCTTTAAGCTTACTAAGTAAAGAAGATATGAGCGATGCTGCCGTAGACCACCAAACACCTATTCCTAAACTCCACATATTACTTTATAGCTACTAAGTCCGAAACAGTCGTGTTTGCGCCTGCTACAATAGAACTAATTATAACAGGTAAAAAAGAACCGTCAGGTATATTTTTAAATACTACTGAAGCAGAGTCTCCTACCACAATAACCTCAATGTTTCCACCGGAACCTATGTATAAAGCGCTGTTCTTTACATTAGTTGTTCCTACTACAACAGCTTCTGCAGATGTTGCAAAATCAGGTTGATTAAAATATTGTCCCATTTTTTTTATTTATTTATTTATTTATTATTTTTTGCTTTTTCCCAAGTTCTACCTACAAAGTAAGCCCCATATACAGTTATGAGTAAAGATTGAAATATTGGTATGTACTCTTTTGTTATTTTAAATTCTCCTATATTACCATCAGCAAATGCTAATATACTAAATATAAAAGTTAAAAATACTAAAACTAAAGGTCTAATGTTTTTAGCTAGCCAGCTATCAGAAGCCATATCAGCTTTCCACCTTTCAGTAACTTGCTCTTGAGCTTCACTATCAGCTTTTTCTAATATCTCTTGTATTAGTCTTTGTGCCTCTAGTTTTTCTTCTTTAGTTGTAGTAAGCTTATCGATGACATCACCAACTTCTTTGATAACGCCACCTGTAAGCCATTGAAATAACTTTTTCATTATTTAGGCTCTATAGCTTTAGAGGCTTGTCCGGATTTCTTTTTCTCAATTCTTTTGTTAATCCTTGTTTCTCTACGTTTTAATCTTCTTGATTTTGCAAGGTTTCCAGATTCTAAAGCCTGTACACTTTTTCTTCTTGCTTTAGCTGCTCTCTCAGTTTTTCTTTCTACGCTTTTAGCTTTTCTAACTTGTTTTTTAGTAGGCTTCGCTGTTGGCTTAGAGGGAGCTACGGCTAGTTTAGGCTTTTTTTCTGTTTTTTTATTATTTTCTAAAATAGCTTTAGCTTTAGGTTTTGACTTAGGTTTTTTTATGGTATCATCATAAGCCCATCCCTTAGCGTCGTATTGTTTTCTACGTAAATCAGAACCAATTCTACCTGTTATTTTAACATTTTTAGTATTGCTTGTTGTTTTTTTGTTAGATTGTGGTCCAAGTTTAGCTACATCTCCCCCATGGTAATCTTTAATTCTCTTGTTGGACAATTTTTTATCATTTACGGGTTGAACAGAAGGTGGTGGTGGTGGCGTGGTAGTATTTTCGTCTTTATTCTCAGCGTATATACCAGTCTTGTCTTTTCTAGCTTTGTCGTCTGCAGCCCATCCTGCTTCACCTTCTTTTCTAGTTTTAGTAAACTCAGCGTCATACTTAGGGTTAGCTACTTCACGCCCTCTCCTGTTTCTAACAGTCTTTTTTGTTTTAAGATCTTGCTCTTTTTTCCACTTAGCTCCTTCTTCTTTTCTTTGTTGTGCCTCGTTGCGTTTTCTTCTAGCTTCGTTAGCTTTTGCTCTAGCTTCTTGAGCTCGCTTGCCTCCTTGTTTAGTCGGTGAGGACTCTTTCATATTTACAGGAGCACCCATATCAAGTAACGGCTGTTGAACCATCCCTCCTTTAGTTGTTCTCTTAAGTTTTGCTGTAATTGGAGTACAGCCTTTTTGTTTGTATGCCATTGTTTTGTTTTATTTATTTATTTATTTATTTGACAAAAATTGCTAGCATTCTCAACGCTTTCAACCTTCCGTTTTTTTTAAAGCTATTTTACTTGTTTTTATATGGAAATAATTTATTTAATGATTCTTTTCTTTTTCCACAGCCACACCCTCCTGGTATTTTATCTGCTAGTTTTTTTATACCAGTAGCTTTAGTAAACTTTTCCACTGTATCGCCTAATCCTTTTGATTTCATAATTTATATATTAACAGTTCCACCTTCTTCTAGCAGCTCTACCTCTTTCGGATTTCCAGCTTTTTGATCTTGCACAAAAAGCCTTTCTTCTTTTAGCTGCTTTGCTACCTTGTTTTAATTTAGACGGCTCAGTAGTTACTGCTGTTTGCAGCTTACTACCTGGGTTATCTCTTCTATATTTTGCTGTTCCTTTTTCAGACATACCCCCCCCAGCAGCCGCTCCTGTGCCGGTTGGATTTGCTTCGTTGTAATATCCTTTGGATTTTTTACGAGAAGGCGCGTCACCTTTCTTTGTAAACGGTGAATTTTGTTGAAGATATGCCATATCTATTTATTTCTTACGATTGTTAATAGAATTTTTTATAGCTTAGTCAGTATTAAAACTAAATCCTTTTTGTTTATAACCCCGCTTCGCACGGTCTTCTAGGAATTTTGATTGTTCTTTAACACCCCCGAGTTCATACTGAAGCATGTCTCGCTGACCGGTGTCTACCCCTGAGGAGCCAGGTCTTCTTCCGCTAGCTCTAGCCGCTTCTCCTCTTTCATATGCTTTTTCAAACGCTTCTCTTCTTGCCTTGTTTTCCTCAGCTTTATATTGTTTACGCAAATCCCCGGTAAAAATACCTTTATTTTTAGCTTCCCTAATTTTAGATCTTCGAATATCTCTTAGTTGTTTTTTAATAATTCTAGACTGAACTCTTGCATCATAAGCGTCAAGCACATCTCCAGTGGTCCCTGTTTTTAAAGTACCTTCCCAATCCCCGCTATCTCCTTTTTTACCTTTAACACTTTTTTGCCCAACAACGACATCATCACAGTGAACTTTACTTTTATCGCCTTTTATAGATCCATCACAAATGCCTTTTCGTTTTTTTTCCCATTTTTCAGGGTCTTTTTCTCTTTTATCTTTAGGGGCTACAAAATCAGTTTTTTCACCCATTACATCTTCAGTAGTTGGAGGAGTGTCTTTACCTTGGAATGAACCACCTACCTCTACAGTTCCGCTCTCTGGATCTATTGCTCCTAAAGCTTGAGTAGTTTTTTTAATTGCTGAAATGCGTTTTAATCTAGTTGTAACAGGTATGCTTCCCATAATATTTATTTTTTATTTTATCTTAATTGTTATTAATGTTAGATGTGTTATCATCAGTGTTATTTTCACTGTTATCATCAGTGTTATTTTCACTGTTATCATCAGTGTTATTTTCACTGTTATCTATTTCTACAGCAGTCGAAGAGGTTTTTCCTCCACCTGCTTTCATTTTCTTAGCCATAAGACTACTGTAGTCTACAAAAGACTTAGAGTTTTGAACATCAGCCTCCCCCATAACCAAGCCCATGTTAATTTTACACGCACTAGATGCTTTACTTGTAATTGATTTTGCTTTATATCTCATATCATTGTTTTTTATAAGCTTCTCTTTCCCATTCAAAATCTCCTCCCTTCCTGAGCGCTTTTACCTGTTTTCTTATCTATCAACATGCCCCCTTGTCTTTTGTAAACTCTAGCCGGTGATTTTGTATCTTTTTTCCAAGTTACTGTATTATCATCGTAATGCAGTCTACCTTGTGCCATTTGTTCTAAATGCACTTTTTCATGACTTACAGCTTCTTCTTTAGCTTTGCCTTTTAAGGACTTATCTATAAATATAGTACCATCGTTATTAGCTTCACCTAGAATACCTCCTTCTAATGTTTTCTTAAAGACAGGCGTATTATAAGTTGAAGTATCTTTGTCTATACCAACAAGGTCTGCAAATTGTTTTAAATTAAATGCCATATTCTTTATTTAGGATCCACGGCTTCAGACGATTGGCTAAACTTTTTTTGACTTTCAGTATTGTCATTTTTTGGAGATTGTACAATTACTTTAGTCTCTCCTGAACTTTTTTCTTTATTTCCGCCGCTCCCCATTAGTCCTTTCACAAGAGCAGGACCTACTGCAGCTACAATAGCAGGAGCAATTTTATTAGGCGATGATTTTTTCCCACACCCACAGTCTTCACTTTGAGTATTTGTTCTTTGTTTAATTTTTGCAGTAATTGGTATACTCCCCATATCTTATCTATCTTTATCTTTTATCATATCATCAATAGCTTTATTGTAAACTCTGTCTGTATATGTTTTATTATTGTAAAATACACTTCTAGATGAGGTAGGTAAATCTTCCTCTGCTAGTAGTATTCTGTATATTCTTTTAATTAAAAGCTTTCCTTTGTTTGCAACTTTGTATACGGCGTATTTAGAACTGGTTCTATTACGTTCTTTAAAAACATCAATCCAACCATTCCTTCTTAAGCGTTCCCACCGGTCTTTATCCCAACTATAGGTGTATACTCCATTAATAAAATCATTACGTGTAAACAACTCTTTGCAATCTAGGTAAATTAATAATTCTAAGTCTGCATCTTTAAGATCATAAGTTTTACAGGCCCATCTTCTAACGAGCCTGTAATACTTTAATAAGTTTATTTCTTTTAAGTCTGATGCAGATAATCTCATTCCACAATAACTACATCGTTAACTGTAATTACATAATATAAAGAGTCATCCCATTCTATTCCGTGTCCTGCATGTTTGTCGTATCGTATTGTATCTCCTTCTGATATACCCTCTACTTTATTACCAACACTGATAACGTCTCCCTTTAAGTACCTAACGTCGCTATTTTGTTTCTCTGTTAATTCTATACCACCTACTTTCTTCGGAGCTTCCTTAATCTTCTTTATAATTATATAATAATTAATTGCTTTCATTATGCTAATCTTTTATTACTAATTACACAATCTGCAGAAACAATAGTTGTTACAACACTTACTGCATTCTTAAGAGCTGATTTAGTAACCAATACTGGATCTATAATACCGGATTTTATCATATTAACTTCTTTACCAGTCCTTACATCAATACCTCTGTTTTTTATTGACGGTTTCTTTATTTCAACAATGTCAGCATTGTCTAGTATCGTATAATATGGCGCTTTAATAGCCTCGAACAATATCTCTTCACCTTTATTGGATGGCTTTAAATTGTTTGCTGCATTTAGTAATGCAATTCCACCACCTGCAACAATACCTTCTTTGTAAGCCGCTTTCGTAGCGTGTATCGCGTCTTCTACTCTATCTTTCTTTTCTTTAAGCTCTACCTCTGAATCAGCTCCTACGTATATAATACCAACTTTACCAGTAAGCATTGATAAACGTTGTTCTAATTTCTTTTTAAAGAATGGATTTGTTTCTTCTTCTATACTCTTTGAAACTTCTTCCACTCTAGTAGCTACATCAACGTCTTCTCCAATTTGTAATACTGTTGACTTTTCATCTGTAACTGATTTTTTAATTCTACCTAAAACTTGTGGATCTATTAAATCTAGATCATCTCCCAATTCTTCATTTATTATAGTAGCTCCAGTTAACAAAGCCAAGTCTTCCATTGTGTCTTGTTTTGTTAAACCAAAACCAGGTACATCAACAATGTTTACTTTTATATTACCTTTAACTTTGTTTGATAATAAAGTTGCGTATGGTTGCTGCTCCACTTCAGCTACGATCAATAAACTACCTTTAGCCTTTACAACGTGTTCTAAGACGTTTTGAATCTTTCTAATGCTAACTATAGGCGAAGAGACAATAAGCACGTAAGGATCGTTTAAAACAGCTGTATGCTTCTCCTTGTCTGTTATTAAGTGTGGTGATTTTAAACCACTATCAAATTGTACTCCTTCAACAAAATCTACATAAGTTTCATTTGTTTCAGATTGTTCCATTAATACAACTCCATTTTTTCCAACTTGTTCATAAGCTTCACCAATTTTGGTCCCAAGCTCTTTGTCGTTGTTGCAGCTAATGATAGCAACATTTCGTAACATTTCACCTTTAACAGGAGTACTGGTTTTATCAAGATATACTTTAACTTTGTCAGCACCGCTAATAATGCCTGATTTAAGGTCTCTAATTTTTTCTTCATCTAAATGCTTGTTTGTAACTTTTAATAGAGAATGAGCAAGGACTGTCGATGTTGTAGTTCCGTCCCCTGCTTCTCTAACTGTATTACTCGCTGCTTGCTTTATTAAGGTTGCCCCTATATTTTCGACCGGGTGTAATAAGACTACGCTTTCTGCAACGGTTACTCCGTCTTTTGTTATTACCGGTCTGCCTAAGGCGTCTTCATAAATTACGCATTTACCTGAAGCTCCTAATGTAGACTTCACTGCGTTTGCTAATTTTTCAACACCTGTTATTATTTGGCTATTTGCTTCTTTTCCGAATGTGAGTGTTTTTACAATCTCACTTGGGTTGTTGTATTCCATTTAATTTAATTTGATTTAATTGAGTATATTTATTGCTTGAATGATTTCACTACTTTAGGTCCATCTATAAATTCTAGTTTATTTTTGTAATAAGCTACCGTTTGGTCTATAGCTTCTTCAGCTTCTTCAACAGTTTCTCGTCTTGTTACGTCTCTCCACAAATCTTTATTATACTTGCAGATATACTCTGTCTGGTAAAATCCGTTACTTAACTGTACAATACGCCAATTTTCTTTGTCAGCTACATGCTTCCACAGTTCAATACGTTCTTTACTCTGTTCTTCTCGGTTAGACCACGTTTGGGTCTGGTAAAATAGTGTCATTGGTTTTGGTTTTTAGTTTGACATTTGGTTTATACCGTAATTTAGGTATATTTGTATTATCACTTATTTTAAGGATATATTTAATTTATTATTATCTGTTTAATAAATAAACTATCATAGGGAATACAATAGGTATCGCGGAGGCTATGAAATCCCACCATTCAGGGTTGCCTAAACCCATTATCCAATCATGAGCTATTTCTTTAAGACCTACTAAAACAATACCTAAAATACCACCTAGTATTATTATAAAGTTTAATCCTGATAGCAAATCTATAATATATCCAAAAATCATTAATGGATAACCTACAAACATACCTAATAGTACATGGTCTTTTTTATCTTTAGCTATATTATTTATTATTTGTTTTATCATTTTAGCTATTATTCTACCTTTAATGTAACACTAGTTGGTGTTACCGTCTATCTGCGGATAAGCATCCACCGTTTTGCAACTCCAATTATAATTAATCATAATGTTTTATATATGTATTATGTTATATTATGTTATTTAGTGTTGTAATTTGCTCCACGTTCTTTTTGTGTCCCTTGCCCCTCGTTTCCTCTGTTTGATCTAATAGATACAAAAGCCTGTCTCTTGTGGTCATAATCACGCCCTTCTAGGTTCATGCCTTTTTTCTTAGCAGCGCTTCTTTCTCTCTGAGCATGGGCTTTTTTAGCCTTCCTCTCAGGAGTCATCGCATACCGCTTATCTCTAGCAGCTTTATCTCTTCTTGCTTGGGGTGAAAGTTGTTGTCTCATACAAAGTATGATTACGTTATTTTTACACTTGTTAAAAGTGCGACGATAGCCTCTTACTATTATATATAACTAGCTAATGTCACACTTTATTACCTTACCCGAAAAAAATATATTAAAAATTTTTTTAGATACAGGGAACTATTGGGTTACGCTACGCTATACAATTTTTTTTTCCAAAACGGGAATTAACTTATTTTTTACCAGCCCCCTTAGTGTTTTTGCGGATTGTGCGATAGATCTCAGCTTCTGCTGCGTTATGCTCGGTAACTAATATAACTATTTTTTTATTTTTTCTAATATATATTTTGGAAAATTTGTAAACTAAATACGAGTATATTCGGATAATATAAGTGTAATAAGAATTAATAATAACTTAAATAAATAATTAAAATGACTTTACAATTTCAAATTACTTTTTCAAAAGATCAACAATACTTTGACTTATTAACTCAAGATATTTCAACAGATCCTCCAACATTTCTAGAACATTACCACTTCAAAACACTAACTGAAGTCAACAAAGAAATTGAAAACCAAATGGATCTAATCAATTAAACCTCCCCTCGAGGAACCATCGAAATCAAACTAAAATTTGTAAACTAAATACGAAGTAACTTCGATAATATAAATGTAAATAAGTAAATAATAATAATAACTAAATAAATTAAATTATGACAAATCAAGAATTAATGACCCAGGCAATCGCGAACATGACTAACGAAGAAAAATCAAAGATCTTCCCACCAATCGAACGTAAGAACTTTGTAGTAAGAAAGTCATGGTTAGGACGAAACCAAGTAATCAAATTCGTCAACAACAAAAATCAAGTTGTAACATACAACCACGATACTATACTTGAAGCGATGTTACCTAAATTATCCATAATGCCTTGTTGGATCAAAAGAGGATACTGGTCTCAATCAACTAACCTACCAACCAATGTTAGACATCTAGCGGAAATTGTTGACCAAGAGGTTGAGGTAACTAAATAACCTCCCTTGATGGAACCCCCTAATCCATCTACCATTTACAAACTAAATACGAATAGTAACTGATAATATATACGAATAACAAATAATAATAACATGAAAAAAGTAATCAAGAAAGTAATAAACGAATTAAAACTAATCGCTAAAGCAATTCATTCAATAAAACAATAATACTATGTACGAAAAAAAGATTATAACAAGACAAGACGGATCAACATATGAATCATACTTCTGGAAAACAGTTGCTGATCTGCAATGGACTGAAGCTCAAGAGCAGATGCAAAAAGCAATCGATCAGTTCGGAACCTCATCATAAAAGTGCGACAATAGCCTGCTACTATATTAATATAACAAGCTAACGTCACACTTTTCAAATCTCTGCAATTGGTAGTTCCGTTGCAAGAAATAGCCTGGGTATTTTTGCTATACACCGGAAGAGTAGACTCCGTCCTACACGAATGTTTCGAAATGCTATACAGGTGAAGAGTGAGATCTCAGTAAAGCAAATAAGTCGGTAAATTCGATCAAATCGGTCACCAAACTCACACTATTTTACTAGACGAAGTCAGTGATACCAAGGCGTTAGAGACATTGAGGTGTAGAGTAATACCCACTAATCTATTTTTACCTTAAAACAAAGTACCTACTTTTTTGTATACTAAATACGTTACCGAATTGATAATATATATGAATTTAAAAATAAGTAATAATGTTGAAAACACTAAGAAAATTAAGAAAATTACTAAAGAAAATAGCGAAAGCTATACACCAAATAAAACGATAAATACCGTGTAACCAAAAAAAACAAAGTAAATGATAGTATTAAACCGAATAACTAGGAGAGATGTAACGACCGACTATTTAAAGTTAATGAAGGGTGAAATTACCAATGCGGAATTCGAAGAAATCGCTGGAATCACTGAATCTAAAAGTGAGTTTAAATTTACAAACTAAATACGTTACCGAATTGATAATATAAATGTAATGAATAATAACAAATATGAAAGATAACCTACTAAACTATATATATTGATTTTACATCAATAACCGAAGATTTCGATCTAAAACACGGAGATATATCACCTTATCAAACCGTAAAACTAGAAGAATTGTTAAAACAATTTATTGACCAAAATAGTGAAGGATTTATAAAATAACTATATATGAAAGAATTTTACGAATTTTCAAGTGAAACAGAGTATGAAGAGTATGCGCAGTTAATGTGGTTAATCAATAATAACAATTAAAACTAACACTATGATGACAATGAAAGAAGCGTGCGAATACGTCGCAAACCAAAAAGTAGCGAATGCTATACACCGTAATAATGTTGTAGCGATCGACGGAGCTTGCAGTGGAGTAACGGAAAAACAGTACAAAAGTATTAAGACCAAAGCAAAAGGTGCGGGTAGTCGCGGTAGAAAGCACTCACACACCGCTCTATGGAATCACTACAACGAACCAGTAAAACAATTTACAAACTAAATACGATCACCGATTGATAATATATATGAACTTAAAATAACAAAAGATATGAAAGTATACTCAAATGACATCCCGACCATCAAGTACCTAAAATCAAACGAAATTAAATTAGGCGGTAAAAAATACAAAGGTTATAACGTCGGTGAATTACCATCTCGCTTCGCTTTTATCTACGACGATAACGAAGAACAAGACGGAATTACAGAGTGGTTCAACCACAAAGGATTAACTTATGTACCTAAAAACTAATAAAATGAAATTACTAAAAATTACTAAAAACGGGTCACTACATTTTGAATTAAGCGACGGCAGAATCGGTATTACTTACGAAAGCGGTTACGTAAGAGTAAGCACTAAAGGTGGTGCTCCAGAAAGATTTTACCAAATCAATAAACAGAGATACAACGCTACAAATCGTGGTAAAAACTATTTTTATACTAGAGACTTAATACCAAATCACACTGAAAGAATACGACACTTAATGAACTTTGACCTTAAAAACTGTAAGTAACATGGAAAACAAATTAGAAGAAATAGCGCAAGGAGTGGCCGACGTCACACTGGAATTAATGGAAGATAGTGTTGATTGGCAACTAGCGGATTTCCCTCAAGACGGCGACGAATACGGTGCTATACACTCTAAAGTAATGCACCTTGCAATCAAGCAAATGTATTTACAAACTAAACACGATAGCGGATCGATAATATAATTGAATAATAACAAAGCTCAACAAGTTATAATCTACGAACCCAGCGGCACAGCGGTGGTAGTTAGTTATAAATGTGAGCGATTGGCGACAGATACGATTAACGATCACACAATAGCCGGAAACTAGGTATGGTATGCAGTGCGTTTGAATTAGTAACCGTTTTCACGAACTAATTAACGAGGCATTACTACTGACGAGTACGAGGTTCGATTCCTCGCTAGTTACAAATGACTCATGGTGTAATGGTAACACTACGGTTTTTGGTACCGTCATTCAAGGTTCGAGTCCTTGTGAGTCAACTAATTTAAAATTAAACATTATGAGTAAAAC